CACGGTCAAGGCTTGCGGCTCTGCCACGGTCAAGGCTTGCGGCTCTGCCACGGTCGAGGCTTGCGGCTCTGCCACGGTCGAGGCTTGCGGCTCTGCCACGGTCGAGGCTTACGATAACTCATATGTTGAGGATTGCACTGGGAACATAAATACAGTTTTCGATCATGGAATAGTCAAAGATTACTTCAATCATAAGATATATATAAAGAAAGGAAAATTTGAGATTATCGAGATCGAATAAATTCAAGGCCTTGCTTATCGATGGAGAGCATGAGAGACATCTACATCAAAGACCCCGGCGGCGAACCGGAGTACGACGGGGAGGAAGACAACGAGGAATATGAGGAGAGCATGGAGGAGCTTAGGTTCCTATGTGATTCATATAATTGGTAACATCCCGCCCTTACGAGGTGCAACCCCGACCCAGACCGGCAACCGATATCCTAGACAAGTGGTAGGCCATGACGATATCATTGGCCCGGTGGAAAGGGACACGGTAATAAGGGCAGGGCGGCCGATGGTCTTAGTCCGGGTTCGACTCCCGGAGGCTGACGAAACATTTTAAAAATAAATATTATGCCTATTTTAAAGAAAACAGACGTTAGGCCGCTTAGACCTATTATCATGGTCATTTACGGCACGCCGGGAACAGGAAAGACATCTCTTTCCAACACGAGCGAGAACCCATTATTGATCGATTGCGACCGGGGATTTGACCGGGCGGCGAATCAAGTTGACACGCTTACGGCGCAAACATGGGAGGATATTCTTTCCGAGGAAGGCTCGATGAAAGGATATAAAACCATTATAGTGGACACGGCGAAATCAATGCTGGATGATTTCTTGGCCGTATACGGGGTTAAGCAAGATTACAAGCTGAGCAAGAACAAGCTTAAATTGTTCGGTTACATAGCGGACGAGTTCAAGAACTTCGTCAACAGGAGACGATCCGATTGCTCGGATATCATCTTCGTATGCCATGACAAGGAGACCCAAGAGGGAGACTTGATAAAGCATTCCCCGGACTGCACGGGACAATCCAAGGACCTGTTGATCCGTATAGCGGATCAAGTGGGGTTTATCACCATGATAAACGGAAAGAGAACCATATGTTTCGATCCTACGGATACCACCGTAGGGAAGAACGTGGCACAAATACCGCCAACCGTGATACCTGAATGCAACTCAACGGAGTTCCCCTCCTTCATGGCCGGTATAGTGTCAAAGGTTAAAAAGGCCATACAAAGCAAGACCGAGGAACAAAGGATCGCTATGGAAGCGCTGGATCGAGCGAATATAGCGCTGGAAGCCGTGGAGACGGAGGAAGAGGCGAACCGTATGATAGAGATAAAACAATCTCTAAACAAGGTATTCGAGAGACCTTTCAAGGAAAAGATGATAAAAGTCCTAGGAGAGAAAGGATTCGTATTTAACAAGGAAACGGGTAAATTCGTCAAGGATGAAAAGGTTGCTTAGGGTAACCCAACTGGAGAAATTCAGGCGTTACATAACGGAACATTCCGAATATGATGACGAGCGATCGGTCATAGACAATCTCACCGGGCAATTCACGGGAAACCAGTATACGAGAGTGGGGACGGCCTTCCATAAGATAGTGGAAGGCGATACCCTCGGATGCAAAAAGATCCCGGGGACGGAGACGGAGATCCCGGGGAGGGAGTTCGATATAGACGGCTACCCCGTGAAGCTGGACTTGAAACAATGCAAGACAGCTCTGGAATACAAGGACCGCTTCCCCAATGCCTTCCACGAGATAAGGGAATACATGGACATGGGGGAAATAGTTATAACGGGTTGTGCCGATATCATAAACGGACTTGAGATAAGGGACATAAAGACGAAATACTCCCCTATAAAGGACTCCGATTATACGGATAGTTGCCAGTGGAGATTCTATATGGAGCTATTCGGCGTGGGAGACTTCTTTTTCGACTTGTTCCAGTTCGTCGGATACGACAAGGACAAACATGGTTATGATGTCCGTGGACTGGAGCTTAAGCCTTACGCCCCAGCTATCGGATGTCATTGGTATAACACCATGGAGCAAGACAATCGTATATTGCTTAAGGAGTTCGTCCAATGGTCCAAGTTCAGGGGGCTATTCGATAATTTACCAATCTACAAATCATAAAAGAGCATGAGCAAGAGCATAAACCAATGCCTATTGATAGGCAACGTAGGTAAGGATCCGGAAATAAGGACTTTCGATAATGGGGTCAAGGCGGCGACATTCTCCTTGGCCACCTCCACCGGAGGATACAAGAGGCAGGACGGCACGGATGTTCCGGAGAAGACGCAATGGCATAACGTCGTGGCATGGCGTGGACTGGCCGATATAGCTGAGAAATACATCCACAAGGGAGACAAGGTGACAATCCTAGGGACGATCAATTACAGGGAGTACGAGAAAGACGGTATAAAACGGTATGTTACCGATATATTGGCATACGATATCATGTTATGCGGAAAGAGCGACAGTGCCGGTTCCAGACCTCAAGTGACCGCCAACGACATTCCATCCCAATCTGATTTCCCGCCTATGGCTCAACCTATAGATGATATTCCTTTTTGATATATGCTTATAAATCCAACAAGCGAGTTCGACCGGGAACGAGCCGACATGTACTATAAGAAATTAATGTCCGGCACCGATCCTTTCGAGATCACGAAGAAAGCGAGGCGAAGGACCTTGAACCAAAACGCCCTTTTCCATCTATGGTGTCAAGTGATATCGGATCATATCGGCTATACCTCCTTAGAAGATTGTAAACGGGATGTCAAGAGGGCTTTGCTAGGGATGAGAGAAGATACGAACAGGATAACCGGGGAGAGGCAAAAGGTAGATTACCAGACTTCCGCCATGACAACCTCCGAACTGTCCTCACTCATGGATAAGATGAAAGTCTGGGCGCAAACCGATCTGGGTTGCTATCTTCCCTATTTCGGCGATCCCGGCTACGAGGAAATGTATCAACAATACTGCAGGAGATGAGAAAAAGCGACAGGCCTCCAAATTACCTTATCGATAAGATCGTGAGGCATACCAACATTATTATTACCGCTCCTTATGGCAGCGTCAAATACATGGATGCGGCCAGACTCCTTAAAAAGGAGGTCAAGAAGCTGGAAACCTATAAGAGAAATGAGAGATCTTAAATACTGCCTCAATGAGGCTTGCTCTAAAAGACACTGCCTTTGCCATCAACGGCAAAAGCATTGGACAGCCCCGTCTAAAAAAGAAGGGGAAACTGTAAGGCCGGAATCGGCCTTACTTGACGGGAATACTCCTTGCAAAGGGTATGTCCCACAATACGAAAGAAAGAAGTATAACATTAATTATTAAAGTATATATGAGAAACTGGTTTATTAGCAAGGTCGCATATGAGAAGATGCTGGAGAACGGCATGCAAAAACGAGTGGTCGAACCCTATTTAGTGGATGCCCTCTCCTATACGGAGGCTGAAGCACGCACGATAGAGGAATTAAGGCCGTACATTACCGGAGAGTTCACTATCGCCGACATAACACGTAAAAAGATAGCGGAACTATTCTTTAACGATAACGGTGATAGATTTTATGAGATTAAGATCTATTTTATCACGCTTGATGAGAAGAGCGGTATGGAGAAGAAAACAGCGGCCAGATTCATAGTACAGGCGAGCGGCCTAAAGGAAGCAATCTCATGCTTCGAGGAGAATATGAAAGGGACCTTGGCGGATTATACCTTGGCAATGGTAAGCGAGACCCTTATTATGGACATCTTCCCGTTTGACGCTGATAGCGTACCAAAGGGCAAAACAGATAATTAATATTAGAGTGTGTTTTTCATGGTATTAGATTTAGTTTAATAATGATTATCCCCGCCGTCCGTGAGGATATGCGGGGTAAACACGGTGGTATGGCGGAATTGGTAGACGCTAAGGTTTGTGACTATCGAGAGAATGTAGTTTTGTCCTTTCCTATTTGGAATTTCAGCAACTCATGCGGGTTCGAGTCCCGCTACCATCACGAATACAAATAACAATCATGGATTTCGGTAACGACATTCCGGATTACGATCCGGACGATTTTGACAATTACGATTATGAGTGACATTTTTCAAAGCCTGTTATTATCCTTCGGGGTGATAACGTTCATATTCGCCGTCATAGCGATAATTTTTATTGTATTAATGCTTATAGACGACAAGTACAAATGAGGAACATCGAATCACAGACCCAGCAAGCTTGCGTCAGATACTTCCGTCTCCAATACCCGAGATACGCAGGATGCTTCTTTAGCGTCCCGAACGGAGGACGGAGGGACACGGTAACCGGGGCTATACTGAAAGCGGAAGGGGCATTGGCCGGGGTCGCCGATCTGTTCCTGTCAGTCCCAAATAACGTACATCATGGTCTGTACGTGGAAATGAAGACAAGAAAAGGCCGGCAACAGGACAGCCAGAAGGCATTCCAGAAGGCGGTAGAGGCTCAAGGGTACAGATATGAGATATGCCGATCGCTGGACGATTTCATAGCGCTTATAAAAGACTACCTGAATGGCTAAGAAACCTACTAAGCAACCCGAGCGTATCAGATGCGCCGATTGCGTGCACGGCAAGCCTCACAAGGGTCTGGCCGTATGGTGCGAGATATTGAACACCGGGAGGGTAGCTAACTCCCTACGGTATTGTGACAACTATAAACGATAACTTATATGAGAACTATCAAAGCGAACACTAAGGCAAACGGGGATATACTTCCGGAGCCTCAATTCAAGAGGATACCCGTAAGGGTTGACAAGAACACGATCATCCTCGTAAGGGAAGGTTTGAACGTGGAAGAGCATCTAAAAAGATTCAAGGAAAAGGATAACATTCCACCGGGATATATCCCGTGGTTCTAAAAAAACTTCAATTTGTTTGGTATTTAAAAAGAGCTATCAATATGATTAAATCATGATAATAGAAATCTTAAACTATCTAAGAGAAAAAAGAGACATCAAACTGAGGATGTCTCTTTTAAGCAAAGCTGGAGGATATACGATACAAGAACTCCCAATGGTATATTCATTCGTTCTAGGAGGTTTCCACTCTTTGCTTGAGTTAAAAGAGTTCAGGGAATGGAAAGAGCAAAAACGAGACAATGAGGTTATCAATCCATCTCAACCGACACCACTATAGCACATCACTAGGATGCGTGTCCTATATTTTTAAAGCAAATCATTTGGCGTTTTGAATTTGAGTTGTATCTTTGCGATGTTTTCCCGCCAAGAAAACATTTACATATTAGTATCTAAGGTGGATTTTTTATATCCATCCGATTGCTTATATCTGCAAAGATAAAGAGCTGTTCGTATTCCTTTGTAGGCTACCTCAGATACTGATGTAGTGTTTCTTGGCGGAAAAATAAGGAAGCGAACAGCTTTCTTTTTGTACATAACTCAAATTTCAACTACAATGCCAAGAAACTTGAAATTAGAGGAGAAGCGAAGTATAGTAACTTCTACATCTACGCCTAACAGTGCGAGAACTGTATCCTACCGAAAGTTTGAAACCGAAAAGAACGCCAAGAACAAGGCGTATTTCTTCATCCTCTCCAATGGACTTTACGATGCGTTTCGTGAGTTCTGTAACAACTATCATTCAAGTGATCCACACGAGGATTGCTTGGAAATTCTTTTGTCTAAAATTTAAGCCTTACGTATTATGAAAGGAATTGAAATATTCAAGAACGATCGTTTCGGTGAAGTGAGAGTAGCCGGGACAAGTGAGAACCCTTTATTTTGCCTTGTAGACATCTGTAAAGTATTGGAATTACAAGTCACTCCTACAAAAAACAGATTAAAACAAGACGGGGTTAGTCTGATTAAGGGGGTCTCAAAGACTACTAATCAATATGGTATCACAACAGAGCAAGAAGTTACGTTGACTTTTATTAATGAGCAGAACCTCTATAAGGTAATCATGCGATCCGACAAGGCGCAAGCCGAACCATTCCAAGACTGGGTATGCGGAGAGGTTCTCCCTTCCATCCGTAAACATGGGGCGTATATGACAAACGATACACTGGAGAAAGCCTTGACATCGCCCGATTTCTTGATCCAATTGGCCACAAACCTTAAAGAGGAACAACGAAAGCGTATCGAGGCCGAGCAAAAGATTCGCTCTGACGCTCCCAAGGTCTTATTCGCCGACGCGGTATCCACATCCCGGCGTTCATGCCTGATCGCAGAGTTGGCGAAGATCTTGCAACAAAACGGCATCAAAATCGGACAAAACAGGTTATTCGATTGGCTTCGTAAAAACGGTTACCTATGTCAAAAAGGTCAATATTATAATCAACCTTCGCAAAAATCAATGGAATTAGGGTTATTTGAGATCAAGCAAACAACCATCAACAAGCCGGACGGGTCCGTCCTTGTATCTACGACCACAAAGGTCACGGGAAAAGGGCAAATATATTTCGTAGATAAGTTTCTAAACGCTCAAAGTCCCGTCATTTGCGCATAACCCAAGGATAACAGAGAGGTTGATGGACGAGATCAAGAGGACTATCAAATAGCCCTACCCTACTCACGTATTAAGATTTTAAAAGCCCCGGTCTAGGCCGGGGAGTATATTGTATTGTCTAAAAAATAAAACTACATAAAAATGACACACCTAAAAAGAAATAAGCATGGCACGGATAAGGACAATTAAGCCTAAATTCTGGGACGATTCCAAAATAGGTAAGATCAGCAGAGACTCCAGACTCCTATACATAGGATTATGGACTTTCTCCGATGATGTCGGCGTTGTGATCGGTGACACGATATGGTTAAAGTCTAAGATATTCCCGTATGACCAAATTCAGGTTCAACAGTTTGAGAAATGGTTATCAGAGCTTGCGACAAATGGATTTATATGTCAGTTCTCTTATAATAATGAGAATTTCATATATCTGCCTAAATTCGCTCGGCATCAAGTGATAAACCGACCGAATGTTGACGATTTGAACATACCTAAAAACAAGTTAGACAATATCTTATCAAAATTCACTGAACAATCACTGATTAATCACGGAACGTTCACTGAACAATCAGTGCCTATAAAGGAAGAGGAAAAGGAAGAGGAAAATATAACAGAAGATTCTAACGAATCTCCTGTATGTGCGACTTCACAGCCGCACGATGGACGGATTGATTACGCGGAACTTGTCAAATTTTTCAATGAAAAAACGCAAGGAGCGTTCGGAAATATACGGATGCCTCTGTCAGACAAGCGAAAAGGGATGATAAACGCACGTATCAAGACATACGGGAAAGAAACCTTCGCGAGGATGATACAAATGGCTTTAAACAGCGATTTTCTCAAAGGCCAGAATAAAAATGGCTGGCGAGCCTCTTTTGACTGGCTTATCAAGCCAACTAATTTCGAGAAAGTAATATCAGGCAATTATGACAACAAAAATAGGGCAAATACTCAACAATGCAACCGTGATCCAAACGAGTTCCTTCGAAATATCGCAGAGGGAATCGCCAGAGCCGATTTCGAGGAATCCAAACGGTGAGTGTAGCGTAAGTCTCTATACCGGGGATTTAGCTGATCCACGAGAAATAGCCGTATCTATCAGCAGATTGATGACCGCATTCCCGAAAATGGGAGATCCGTTCTTCAATTTGTTAGCGGAAAGGGTAAGGGCGAATAAGTTCACCACAAAACGGCTTAATGACGCTATCAACCATCTTATTGACAATTTCAACTACAAGGAGCTTAACATAGCGGATATCATCAAGTTTGACAAGAGAGCCAAGCTATACTCTTACAACGACGTATGCAAGATGGTGTCCAAGGGAGAGGCAGCGTTCTCGGACTTTGCCGTTAAAGAGATCAACGGGACACATTACAGGGTAAAAAAAACTGATATAGAGTAACATGGAAATAACAGAGAGATTGAGAAACACCCCTACCGGCTTTGTTATCCAAGTCGGGACAAACAGGGTGCAAGTCAAGCGTTTCGAGGCAATATACCAAGGGAAAGCGGTCGTATGCAGGGGATGCCTGTTCCGGGGCGATGGAGCTAGGGATTGCGAATACAGCAAGGCTTGCATGGCCCATCTGAGGCCGGATCACGAGTCGGTGGTGTTCGCTAAAACAAATAAGGTTTAATCATTCATCATAGTTGAAAGCTACATTCATCCATGATGAGAGCAATAAAAAATAATTACAGCAATGAAAAAAGAAACTATAAAAAACAAAGTATTTGAGATCATAAAGAGTAGACTTTTTCACAAAGATACGCCACTTACGATGGAATCCAAGCTGGAGGATGATCTATGGATGGACAGTCTTGACGAGGTAGAGATATTGATGGAGCTGGAGAAAGAGTTTGGCATATTGATCCCTAATGATGATCCCGGACGATGCCTTACCGTAAAGGACGTTGTTGATTATATGATCCGGAGGATGGAAGAATGAGACAATACAACGATTGGGAAGAGATCGACAAGGACACGAACGGCCTTGTCACCTCGCTAACCTACATGATACTTTTCGTGAACGACCAAGTGTATAACTACACGGTATCGCTCATGGAGGCCATTAGGAATAGCGAGCACTACAGGCATAACGCAAAACGGACGGCCAACGTTATAGAGAGGGAGATAAACGCTTATAACACGAACATTTTCCGGATAGCCAAGGCCAACAAGGAGGCGTTTGCCGAGATTACGCAAAGCATGGAGGAGGACGTGCAGCCCCACATAGACCGGTACTACTACACGATCAGCCAGATATTGTTGGATCACGGGGTATCGGGCATGACGAACCGGATCGCATCCCTGTCATCCACGATAAACATGTTGGCGCAGATGTCTAGGATCACGATAAGCGATTTCGGCGACAGGATGCGGAAAATCGTCCCGTTGGCCTACAATCCCCTATCCTATCTGGCACTGGACAAGGTAGAGTACCTGAGCGACCGGTTATCAAGCGAGGTCACCGGGAAGGACGTGAGAATAAACTTAAATGAGCAGCCCGGGATCGTGAAGGCGTTCACGGCGATAACGAACGCAATACTTGATCCGAGAGTGTTCAATAAGGCTTTTGAGAAAGCCGGGTAATTATTAACGATAAATAGAATAAAATAAATGAAAACGTATATAGAATTTCTGAAAGAAAAAATGGCTATCAGCCAGCAGACAGGATTTAATATTGATCTTGAAGAGATTTCTCCGACATTATACCCTCATGTAAAAGATACCGTTCGTTGGGCGGTTGCCGGTGGATGCCGCGCCATATTTTCTAGCTTCGGTATGCAAAAGACAGTTACCCAGCTGGAAATTCTTCGGGTAATCCTGAACCATAAAGGAGGCAAGGGGTTGATCGTTTGCCCTAAGCGTGTGGTAGTCGAGTTCCTAACACAAGCGGAACAACACTTGCGCATGAAAGTAACCTATGTACGAACAATGGCTGATGTGATGATATGTCCGACCGATATCATGGTGACAAACTACGAGCGTGTTCGCGACGGTGAAGAAGGGGTTAGGATAGATCCGGCGTATTTTACTGTCACTTCACTGGATGAAGCAAGTGTACTTCGAGGATTCGGGACCAAGACCTATCAAGAGTTCCTCCCCTTGTTCTCGGATGTGCCTTATCGGTTTGTCGCAACGGCCACACCTTCACCCAACAGATACAAAGAACTAATACACTATGCCGGCTATCTTGGCGTGATGGACACAGGGCAGGCTCTTACGCGATTCTTTCAGCGTGACAGTACGAAAGCGAATAACTTGACACTTTATCCGCATAAGGAAAAGGAGTTTTGGTTGTGGGTATCCACATGGGCTTTGTTCTTAACTAAACCATCTGACTTGGGCTATCCGGATACTGGTTATGAGTTGCCGGAACTCCGTGTGCATGAAGAGATCGTGAGTGTGGACAATTCTACGGCTGGTACCGACCGTGACGGACAAGTGAAGATGTTCCGTGAGGCAGCTCTAGGATTGGCAGATGCGGCAAAAGAACGTAGGGACAATATGGAAGAGAAGATTGCCCGTGTGCTGGAAATCATCAACCGCCCAGAAAACAAGGACGACCATTTTCTTTTGTGGCATGATTTAGAATCTGAACGAATAGCCTTATGTAATGCGATTCCAAGCTGTAAGGCCGTATATGGTTCGCAGGATGATGAAGATGCCGACAGGGTGATATCCGACTTCAAGGACGGTCGGTTGAAATATTTGGCAGCTAAACCGGAGATGCTTGGTGAAGGTCTGAACTTCCAGTACCATTGTCATAAAGCAATCATGTTCATTGACTACCGCTTCAACGATAAGTTCCAAGCGATAGCCCGTATATACCGCTTTATGCAGCAGCATCCCGTTGATCTCTATCTGGTCTATGCCGAAAGCGAGGGTGAAATATTTAAGAGCTTCATGCAGAAATGGGCACAACACCGGGAAATGGTTTCCAAAATGACCGACATTGTCCGTGAAAACGGTCTGTTCGGTTTACAGGCCGAGGAAAAGATGATGCGTTGGATGTTCGCCAGTCGGGAAGAGAAATCCGGCAAACTGTGGAAGGCAATCAATAACGACAATGTCCTTGAATGCCAAAAGATGGAAAGTGACTCTGTGGACCTGATTGTAACCAGCATCCCGTTCTCCAACCACTATGAATATACGCCTACCTATAACGATTTCGGGCATAATGAGAGCAATGATAAGTTCTTTACACAGATGGATTACCTTACACCGGAGTTAATGCGTATCTTAAAACCGGGTCGGTTAGCCTGTATACATGTGAAAGACCGTGTATTGTTCGGCAACGCCACGGGTGACGGTATGCCAACTATCGATCCATTCAGTGAAATGACAGTATTTCATTACATGAAGCATGGCTTTCGTTATATGGGCCGTATCACAGTAGACACGGATGTAGTGAGGGAAAATAATCAGACCTACCGTTTGGGCTATACCGAGATGTGCAAGGATGGCTCCAAGATGGGAATCGGATGCCCTGAATATGTATTGCTTTTTCGCAAGTTGCCTACCGATACCTCCCGTGCTTATGCAGACCAGCCTGTCACGAAGGACAAGAGCGAATACTCGCTTGCCCGTTGGCAGATCGATGCCCATGCAAGTTGGAAATCCTCCGGCAATTCATTGTTGTCATACGAAGATATGAAAGGCGCCGGAATAGATAAGATTCGGCATTTGTTCCGCAACTACGAACGTGAGCATATCTATAACTATGAGGAACATGTGTCGTTCGCAGAAGAGTTAGAGGCATACGGGAAATTACCCAAAACATTTATGGCCGTTGATCCTGTAAGTAAAAAAGATTGGATATGGGATGATGTCGTCCGGATGCGTACGCTCAATACGAGGCAGTCACAAAAGAAGAGACAGAATCATATTTGTCCTCTTCAGTTAGATATCGTTGAAAGGCTGATTGAACGGTATTCAAACAAGGGGGAATTGATATTTGACCCGTTCGGAGGTATCGGCACCGTTCCTTATTGCGCTGTCAAGTTGGGACGTAAGGGCTTGTCTACCGAATTGAATTATGATTATTGGAAAGACGGACTTACTTATCTACGGGAAATTGAGATGGAGGTAAGCGCGCCGACATTGTTTGACTTAATAGCGATGTAATCATGAGAAATAAAGAACTAATCGCTCTTCTCCAAGAGCAAGACCCGGAAGCGGAGGTAATGATACGCACGTCCGATGGAGAGTATGAGTACGATCCGGTGGATGTCACATGGGACGAAGAGATAGAATACACAATTATTCAGGAGGGGTAGATATGAAAAATGAAACAAAAATCCTCAATTTATTTGTCGGTAACGACAAGTATAGACCAGCATTAAACCAAGCGTTCAAACAAGGAGACATGGTATGTGCCACTGACGCTATCACGCTTATAACAATACCTATATCCTTGATAGGTCTTAGGTATCCGTATCAAGACAAGCCAGATGTATCATTTGTGTTGAATATAAGGAAAGAATGCCATGAGATCATAGAATTGTCTTGGTTGAAGGAATTGTACGATGACGTCCCGATGATAAATGAAACGTATAAGTGCGAGGCTTGCGCAGGTACCGGGATGGTTGATTATGAGTTTTGTTTTGATGATATAATCTATACGGAAGAGGAGGAATGCCCCGTATGTCGTGGAGAGGGTCATTTATGCGAGACCGGGGAAATGATAAAAGATCCCCAATATGACATTGACATACACGGGAATCCTTTTAAATCATGGCTTGTGCTTAAAATGATAAATCTCATGGAGCTTCTTGATATCACCTCTTGTGTTCTTGTTTCGAACCCTTTATATGGACCTAACCTGTTTAGGTTCGAGAATGGGATAAATGTAATATTAATGCCTTGTTTTAGATGAGATGAATAAATTGAGGGAAAGATATGGATAATAAGGAATATTTTAACAACGAATTATAATATGAATCAAATTTGCACGAACAAAGAACAATCACAACGGCTGTTAGAGGCCGGGGTGAGACCGGAGACGGCGGACATGTATCTTGACGAGTTCGAACGTCTGGTCGCATTTGAATATAGAAGGATTAAAAGTAAAGCGTATCAAGATACGGTATTGCCCACTTGGTCTCTATCCAAGCTAATAGACATGATACCCGATCAAATAGAATGTGAGGGATATAACTATTACCTATTCATACTTCCACGAGATAAAGAATTCACTATAAAGTATTCCGCTGGAAGTAACCTTGCCAAGTCATATTGCAGGGAGAGCCTTTTTGATGCTATCACAGAAATGATTGAATGGCTTATCAAGGAAGGACACCTTGACAATAGAAACTAAAAAAAGCCCAAAGTTACAGGACAATGGGCTTGTGTCTTTTCTCGGACAAGGGAGATAGGACAAGGAGGTGAATGACAGTTCACCAGATTGGAGGTGTTAATGTTCCAACCAAACGCAATGCAAATATACAGGTTTACCGTATACTAACAATGTGTGGTTAGCAATATTTAAATATTATTTAAAATCATGGAAAGAGATATTGATAAGAGACAGACGGTAGAAGAAGCGGCTCATTTATTCGCTGAAAGCAGGAGTAGCGGTAGTGCATTCCCGGCGTATTATCAGGGATTTATAGCAGGTGCCGAATGGCAGGCAAAGCAATTACCGTGGATAAGCACAAAAGATAAGTTACCTGATGATGAAGATCTGGTAATAACTGGCTGCTGGTGTACTGATTATTTTAAATACTTACAACAGGGTTGGTATTGCAGAGAATGTAATGAATGGTATGATATTAATGGTGATAAAATTTGTGTTACCCATTGGATGCCTATACTCGATCTGAGGAATAGTATTAACCGAGCCTTCAAGGGAGGCTCATAATAAAAAGAATAGAAGATATCGCTTGCTTTTCCGGGAAAATTCGTAAGTTTGCGGTGCGAAGATTACACATAGGCACCGCAAGCGAGTGGTCCAGTAGAGAATGAGAGAAGTATAAGCAGCTCCCATAATCCGTTCATGTATCTCTACGATATGTGTGGTCTTCGCAAACTAGGATTATGAGGGGTTGCTCTTTTTTTATTCATCTAATGCGAAGACCAGATGAAGCAAACAATTCTTACAAGAGAAAGTAGCACCGTAGAAATCAGACGCTACTTCATGGCAGTACTCAAGCTGTCAAAATCAGATCAAGAGTTCCCCGTGAACCTTGACGAGGTATATCCTTTAGTGTACAACAAGAGATCGGATGCCGTAGATGTCTTGCAGAAAACATTCATGCAAGATATTGACTATCAAGTTTTGCGGCAAAATCCGCAAAACCCAAAAGGAGGAAGGCCAAAGATCGAGTATCGACTATCCGTGCCCTGCATGGAATTTTTTATCGCCCGGAAAATACGCCCGGTGTTCGAGGTATACCGGAAAGTCTTTCATACGACTGTAGCTAAAAACGCATCAATCCCATTGGAAAGCAAAAAGATCCAAGAACTAAAGAAGGATATCTCAATGTTAGAGAACCGTCTTAAATGGGCCAAGATCACCTCTCAGCAAGAAACCGATCTAAAGAACTCATGTTTCTTTTATCTCGTAGGAAAAGGTCTGTATACCGAATGGCACGAATGGAATCAAGAGCGTATAACCAAAAGGATCACGGAAGAGATCAAGAGATCACTCAACATTTAAATTTTAAAATCAGGTTATTATGGAATCAAAATTAATATTGTCAAAGAATAGTAGCGAGAATGAAATAAAACGTTATTTCAAGGCTGTTTTAAAATTAGCTCAATCTGATGATGAGTTTCCAATCAATCTTGACGAAGTTTGGCCATTAGTCTATTCTGAAAAAGGGAAGGCCGTTAGAGCATTGACTTCAAATGAACAATTTATTGAGGGGGTTGATTACAAGACGCTTGCCCAAAATGGCAAGCAAGATGAAACAAGCTGGGGAGGAAACAATAAGATTGACTATAAACTTACCGTTTCATGTATGGAGTTCTTTATAGCGAGAAAAGTAAGACCAGTTTTCGAGGTGTATAGGAAGGTATTTCACAAACCAACGGAACAAACGTTATCGCTATCCGACAAAATGAAGGCGGCTTCGTGGGCGGCAAAATTCCTAAACTTAAATGATAGCTCTAAATTGCTCATGGCAAAGCAGATACTCGATCCATTGGGTTTGCCTACCCCGGACTATACGGAATCCAAGGATCAATTATTGTCAGCCACTGAACTACTGGGAATTAACGGATTAAAAATATCCGCACAGGCATTCAACGCAAGAATGGCCGCAAAGGGGTTGTTAACGACCTTGCAACGACAATCCAGCAAGGGCATGAAGAAGTTCAAATCCTTGACAGCTGCCGGGCTTAAATATGGGGAGAACCAAGTAAACCCTAACAATCCCAAAGAAACACAACCTCTGTATTACGCTCATCTATTCAGTGGGTTATTAAGCGATATTGGACTATAACAGGCACATCAAGTGCCGTATCCGGGCCATCACCTCATGAAAGTTGACAGGCTCGAAATCGAGAGAATCAACCAACCGATCTAGTTCACGTCTGGAGGATTCTCTCTTTTCTGTATGTTGCTTACCTTTTTTCATTATTAACGAGTGGACACCATAAGAAAAACAATAAGATTATCCACATATACCCTGTACCTGTTGTGTCCCTTTGATAAGGGAGAGGTCTAACCAAATGCGAGGATGATCGTTTAAGCCGTTTCGCCTGCAACATCCTCTTTCGTGTCTGATCCATCTTCTGTTTGTTTAGGTAATATATTGTTCCAATTCATCCCCCCAATCATAGAAGCCACTTGCGAAACCATACCTTGAGGATCATCCGTGTCCTTCAAATCCAAATCCTTTTGAAGAAAGTTATATATTTCTTCCGCTAAAGGAGTAAACTCCAATTTTTCCCCTTTTTCGCGCGCCTCATTTACGGATTCCGTCGCAAGACGAGCGGCCTCAATTTTTAAATCTGCTTTTGTTACCATTTTCTTTTCTTTTTTTTTGTTGATAAATATGTCTGTTTATCTCGTTTTTATGACAATTGCAATCACAAATGAACAGCTGGATATCGGGAGCTAGCTTTCCTCCTATGTACCCGCTTAGGTAAGCTATCTCTTCTCCACCCACATCCATATTTAAGGCTATAGCCATGTGATCGGTCAAGTGCCGGCACTCGTGGAACAACGAATTGGAGAACTCCCTGTAAGACGAGGTCCGGCCTATCACCATGACGGATTCCCGGCTGCGGTAATTCGAATAGGTCAGTCCCACGTCCAGATTGCACGACCCCATATTGCCATAAGCCTCCCGTATCTTGCTCTCCGGGCAACCGACCCTCCTCAATAGGGCTATGATATCGGATGTCCTCGAGCAGGTGACGTTATACAGTACGTGGATCACCCAATCGTATCTCTTGATATGGTAATCCCGTCGTATCATCTCCTTACCGTCTTGAACTCCCGCTCTATCCTCCTCCTTTGTTGCCGGGTGAGATTGGTTGCCTTGAGATTGCCCACCACCTCGGATACCTTGTCAAAATCCTTCTCCGGCATACTCGCCAGCACGTCCTTGGGGGACTCTCCCTTCAAGATCCTCAGTATGTAGCCCCAGCCTCCCATCACATCATCTCCTCCCAGATTATAGGCGTGCCGGACCCGATGCAATCAGCGTAGAACCGGGTGAACACTATCCCGTCGTAAGCGTCCGGATCGTCGCAGACGTTCTTGACATAAAGAGCGGCGTACTGCTCGTTAGGCACGGAGGAGCCAAGGTAATCGGCCTTGCACATGTTGGCGGCGTAAACATAATCGTATCCACCCTTTTTCTTCACGTCCACGCTATACTTCTTCAGCATCTCATCCACCTGTTCCTTCGTGAAAGGGGTTATCTTGACCTTCTTCCCGTTTCCGTCCTCCTTCTCCATCATGGATACGGCCCAATCGCACATGGCCTTGGAGAAATGCCAGCCATACGCCTTCAGGTAGGATCGCATGCCGGAAGGGAAATCATCATACATATCTAGTCTCATATTCCTCTGTTTTTTAGGAGGGGGAAACCGGTCCCCCCTCATGGTTATCTACGATATCGTCTCGAGTAGCGTCCGGTGCCCGGCACCCCACGGCGATTGCCATAACCGCCACCGGATGATCCACGACCGCCGCCACGGTTGCCGTAGCCGCCACGCTCCCACATCTCACGGAACTCGTCGTCGTCCTCGAACTCATCGTCTTCGTCTTCCTCCATGCGGTTGCCATAGCCTTCCATGGCCTTCCGCTTTCCTTCCTTACAGCCAAGCTTATAGGCCTCCTTCGCCAGTTCCAACATATCCTCGTCTTCCATGGCGTCGAATTCCTCGATCAGCTCTCTCAGTTTTCTGCTATATGTTCCCATATCACTCTGTTTTTTTATTCTTGTTATTATTACCGTTCACGGAACCGACAAGTTGCTCCATCATGGCAACCAACCTTGCGTTAGCCTCCTTCAGATCGGACATCTCGTTTCTCATGTTAGCGATCTCACTCTCCCTCTCCTTTTCCCGGGCAAACTCAGGGTTCAGTATTACCAGCATCTTCTCGCACCCCTCAATCACGGATTTATGGTAATCGATGCTGTCAAGTGCCTGTCGGCTTTGCTGCATCATGGCGTTGATCTCCGTATTCAGGGCACCTAGATCGCATGACACAACCAGTTTCTCCCCATTTGTAGTGGGGTAATCCGTAATGGTAACGTCGGACAAGACGTTGGAGAAGCTGACGTTGTCCTCACCTACCTTGGCCTTTATGTCCACCACGATTTTAGCTTGCGGACCATACATATTGAAATTTGGATTCTCCGGTCTCGGAGGGGACACGCTGACTATGCTTCCAACCTCACAAAAAGGCGTATTCCCCTTATGAAGGATATATAAAGGATTCCCTTGTCTCTGATTCTTGAACATATTTCTTGGTTTTTATGAGAGCCGGATCGCTCCGGTCTCTCGTTGATACTCTATCACACCACTCCCGTCATTATCTGGAGCGTATTATTGCCCGACTCATAGTAACACAAGTAGATTCCGGTGCCGGTTATATCGGATGCCGTGACATCTGCGCCGTTAATGGTCGTTAGCGCCTGCGTGGAGCCGTTCGTGTCAAACACTACCGGCAACGTCCCGGTAGTACCAGCCGGGATAGGCTGGGCCAGACGGAACAAGATCAACCCGCTAAACGGGGCTGACAGGAACGGGTGATTGCGGAAGGAGAAACGAACGTTGGTCGTCCCGACCGTAACGCCCGTGCTCTCCAAACGTGGGATACCGTTCTTGTTCGCCATTATGAAAGGACTAATGAATGCCATAACTCTTTATTTTTAGGTTATTAACTCATTATCCCCATCCGTTGCCGAAGTTTCCCCAGTTACCGAGACCTAGGCCTAATCCGTACTGGGCGGCCACGCAAGTGGGTATGCCTACCACGGGGGAGTAAGGAACCTTTGCCACCTCCGGCTGGTTACACTCGATCTTGGCCAATCTTGAGCTCAAATCACCCAAGGCGTTACCTAGAGGGGCGGTCTGCGCCTGTAGAGTAGCGGCGAAATAGGCGTTCTGGTTGCTTTGGGAGATCTGTCCTTTCAAGGCTAGGTTCTCCGCCGTCAAGCGATCCATCTTGTCTTGTTGATACAAGTTCTTGAAATCACGGACCTCGTTGATGATATCACGGGTGTTCTGCAGACCTGAGTCACGGAGAGTCAACGTGTTGTTGTTCATCGTATTCACCAGCGTGTTTGTCTGGTTGCAGCTAGCCAATTGGTTCTCGTAGCCCATCTTAGTGATGTTGTTGTTAACCGTGCAGCAGCACTCGGCGATCTGGCTCAATAATTGATTGTTACCACTTTGGACGGCGTTAATGATTTGTTGGGAACTCATGCCTACTTGGTTACCCACGCTCTGGATCTGTCCTTGGATCTGGCAGATAGCGTTTTGTAATTGCTGGGTAGAGCAATTCAAGGAAGATGACAATTGGCTGATAGCCGTTCCGTTTCCTTGGATAGCGTTCATCAACAATTCACGACCAGCGTCATTGTTCAATTGAGCCGGTAATCCGTTAGCCCCGTTGTTGCCGAAGCCGTTGCCACCCCAGCCTCCCCATACGAAGAACAGGAGGATGATCCAGATCCACCAGCAACCACCACCGCCCCAAGCGTCTTGATTGCCCTTATTGTTCATCAAAGCCGCTACCAAATTGGGGTCCAATGATTTTCCACCACCGCCCATCAAGCTCGGGAGAAAGGCCATGATGTCAAACTTACTTCCACCGGAATTGCCTCCTTCGGGAGTACCGATAAAATAATTTCTATCCATTATCTTTAATTTTTGTCGTTAATCCGGCACCATTACCGGACACGACAAAAATCATGAGAAGGGCTTTGCTAAATAAATATCTCCTTGCTAGCTTGTTGCGAGGTTGTTGCTAGTTCTTTGCGGAAGGGGATGAGACAAAAAAAGCGCCGCCAATTTGTATTGACGACGCTTTTTTGTTATAAAGAAATATAGAATACTATTCCCTTGTTAATTGTTTTTTTATAAGATCAACTAACCTATTGGAAACGACCTCCGATATTTCATCAAGGCTCATACCATCCTCTAATGAATCTTTACATTCTTGGATCCTTTTTGATTTTATATAGGCATCCAATTCATTAGGTTCATTCATGATAACATCATTATCAAGAGCGAACAAATAACCTGCATCAGACTGTAATAACGTTCCCATATGTATTATCTATAATAGTTTTTAAAAAAATGATCATTTAAATTCGGGTCAAAATAATGTTTTCTTTTTATCCAAATAAATCCGTCCCCCTTAGAAATAACAGCCACATCTACCGGACCGCCCACACTCTCTTCCTCAAAGGTCATCCTTCTTTTTAAGGAAGTCAATGATATCAAACTTTCTGCCACATCTATTAAATCTTCTTTCTCTAAAGAAGAGATAGCCCTTACTAGAGGTATAATATATTGCTTTCTTTTCAATTCCCTATTCAATATTCTAAATTCATTGACAACTCCGCTTATATCCAAGTCCCGTATCTTGGCGGCCATTTGAGGATCAATTCTATCTACACCTTCTGCGATCATGTTTCCATATTTAGTTATCGTCTTTTTAAAATTTTCAATAAACAACTTTTCTAATTTGGGATCGATACCTAGTAAAACTGTATCCATAACATCAGTTTGAGCGAAAGGCTGAATCGCAGATGAATTTTTATCCGATATCTCAACAGAATTATTTATATCATCATAATATCGAAGCTTGTTGTCTATGACCAATGAAATATTAACAGGATCCAATTTAGGATATATATCATCTTCACCATAACCAACAAAAACTATACCTGTAAAAGGGAGATTATCATGCTCTGATTTTATCATATTGAAAATAAGAGTCTCCGCATATTCCCTAAATTCCTTATCTGGAGATATCTGATTTAGAGAATTGATTAGGTCATCAAAAACTTTTGATGAATACTTAACGAAATCATCAATCTTATAACCACTTAGAGACTCACATTGTTTTGTGGAAGAATATAAATCAGAATACTGTCTCATTAATCTTTTCATCTGTGACAAAAAATCATCATGATTGTCATCCCTTATACCTCCACACAATCGACCAGCCTCATTCCCGATAAGATTAGTAATGATAAACTGAACAGACGCACTTAAATAGCTTAACTGAATTGATTTATCTATAAAAAAATTCTTTTTATAGATAAATCTTATGAAATCTTTTTTATAATCCTCCAATTTTGGAAAAGATTTATCTCCCAAAGACCTTCTATAAAGTTTAATTATAACATCCCAAGGCACTCCCTCTAATGCAGCGTTATTATAAATCATAACGCCTACTGGATGAAATTTAGACAACGTGAATATTTTATTCCCCCGATTAAAGACCTTTCGTCTAGATAGACCCGTTGTAGTAATTGCGCTATCCGCCGCAATAGCTACAGCATGTTTATTTAAAACTCCTACGATCGCTGTCATATTTTTTCATGATCTATTTAGAATATACATTTTTTAAGATATAAGGTGTTAAAAGTAAAGCCTCAGCCAAGGCTGGTTACTTGACGAGGCTATAAAAATCACCTTTTATTCCGCAAATGTCGCACAAAATTTTGTTATATGAAAATTTTTTCATAGACAAATCACATGCCTTACAACATAACGCACCCTCAGACCGTACCGGATAGCTCCTCTTTGACGCTCTCCACCGTCCTTCTCAGATAGTAGCTCCTCCTTATCCTGTCCGGATACAAATTACGCATTCGGTTCACGGCTTGCCTCGTCATTCCAGTCAGATCGGATATGATATTGTCGCTCAACTTGCGATCGGCCAGTATGGTTATAGCCACTCCCCGAGCGTCAACATTGCGCTCCTTGTTGTTGCTAAACATCATTATCGGATCGGTTCCGCACTCCTTGCAGACTGCCTCTATCACTTTTTTGTAAAAAATTTCCACCTTATTCATAAACTTTTTATTTCGTGGTTTGTTTTACTATCAAAGCCGGGCACAAAAAATGCACGGCAGAAGAAATAAAGAATCTCTCCCGTCGTGCAGCGATAATTAAAACAAACTTCCGATCCGTTTTAATTCGTGGGGAGATTCTTTCTTTATCTCCCCGCCAACTCGTCCTCTCGGAGTCATTGGATAACACTATGTATCAATATTAAATCACCCTCTCTTATTAATGATCCACCATAACATGGCCGCAATCATTCCTCCTACCAACAGATACCACCATACCCTAGGATGGATAAGCCTCGTTTCCTTGTCCACGTTTATCGTTTCTCTCTCATCGGAGACGACCGCCTTGTTATCCGTCCTCACCTCTGCCATATCAGATCCGGACGAAACGATTTTCTCGCCTGATTCCTCTCGCTCCTTTCCTATGGTTATATCGGATGTCTTGACAGGATACAGGTTCCCCGAGCTATCCGGACCAGACCACTCGACAACCAAGATATGGGCATTCAGCCTCTCGTTAGATAATATGCGCTCTATGATCGAAAGGCTATCTTTTTTAAATACGCTATCCGATAGACTGACACTTGTAGTGGCATGCCTTTCCGTATCCGTGGATTTCTTGGAAGTTCCACAAGCACAGAAAAGGCATAACAATATGACGTACCATATTCTCATAGCAAGTTCCATCCAGCTATAACGTCCGACATTTCGGCCTCCCTACCGTTCTCGACCCGACTCATACCAGCGACAATACGGATCATCTGCTCACGATCGTTGATGTTGATAGGATCATCAGCCGGGATACCGGCGTAATCTGATACAAACTGGATATACTTTTCGGTATGGTTCTCCTCCGGAGGCGCCCATCTTCCTATCATCTTGCGAATCGTGTCAAGCTTATAGTTGTTATAGTAGTTCGACAGGATCTTAAAGATCGCCCGATAGCCATAGGCCATCGTCTCGAACTGCTTAAACGACTTGTCCTTGCTAGGTCGTATCTCGCCTTGAAAGAGATCACTATTGATCCGAATGTTTCCGGGGTTGCAGTTTCGCAACCCTCTAGGTAATTTTTTCTCTGCCATTGTTATTTGATTTTATTCGTATATTTGTGACGCTTTGTTAACCTTGCTATCCTCCCTTGCGAAAGACAGGAAGCTAAAATTTATCCGGCTCCCCTATCCTTTTGGATCTGGGGAGCCTTCTTTATCGCAATCTTTATCCTCCTTATCCTCACTATTTATATTGTTCTCGATAGGAGGATTCCTATTGGTACATTTCAAATCTCTGCATTTAAGTACTTTGTATACCGCTATCTGGGTTGTAAGACGGTTATTCTCGTCACGAAAATGTCCCTGATCGTCGTATAGTTTATCTATAAGATTGCTCAAACCTTTCTTTTCCTCCTGACTTTTGATATACAATTCCTTCCATTGCTCACTCGCTTTCGTCTCATTCTCCAACTCGGCCGATTTCCTCTTTTGCGGAAACATCAGCACTGCTCCAAGACCACCTCCTCCAACAAAGGTTAATACGGCGGTTAACATCATCGTCCAATCCATTCTTCCGATCCTTTTTTTTTAATTAGTTAAACAACCACTATGCTCTCATCCTCTCTCGCCGCCTCCCACTCGGCGAAATCGCTATCCACACGGTCTTTCAACGCCTTCCTTTCGTTAAGGAACGTCTTATAAGACTCCACGTATGACAAGTCCAGTATGCCCAGCTGGGCGGCGTTGTAGTCGTTCAGCTTCTTTTGCTCCACGTCCTTGTCCCATAGGGCGTTGATACAGGCCTCCAATATCTTGTTGGCCGTCAACGTGGGCCATACCCTGACCTCGTTGTAACTATAGGAGATCACGGGGGACATATCGTCACCCATCTCCCTTGTCTCCTCTCTAACGTCCCACCGGTACAGGTAGGAACCGTCACCATCCTTCTCGACAGTGATAGGCACTGTGTCGCTATATGTTCTTTTCATATGTTATCGTTTAATAGTTACTAAAAAATCCTCGACGTGAGACGTGCGGCTACGCCGACGTTTTACGAAATTCGGGGAAAAAGCAAAGGCGTGACCCGACGTTACGAGGCGCAGCGGAAGGCGCATAACCCGTATCCACGCTAGCGAGGCCCGCAGCCGACCCGTTGCCCGCGCTACCGCCAACCAGCACCACCTGCATGCGGTTAGCCGATGTATTGGTGTAGTAATAGTCGCACCAGTAGGTAGAGGAGCTACCGCCGACCTCCGTGGGCACTATATCGCCATCTTCCCCAAGCAACATCTTCTTGGCATAACCGTTTGTACGGCAGATATTGCCTTTCTTGTCATAACCGGTATAAGAGGTGTCGCTGAAATTCGATGGGTCATCGGTAGTCCATAATATGGATAATCCCGCATCGCCCGTGGTGACCTGCATATTGGCCCCGTCAGTGTATTTCCAGATGTGTCCGAACGGATTCTCTATGCCACGATACCTGTTAGCCATCAACGTGGCGTGAGTACCGCCGGAAGCGTTCTTCACCACATATGCCTTCTCTCCCGAGCCGTTCCCGAACTCGTTGGTATAGCCGCATGGGATAAGGGGGTTGACGTTGTTGAAGTTAGTCCAATCCTTCATTTGCGTTGGTCCCGGACCTAGGCCACCTTGGGCGAAACCGTTAGCGTCCTTCTGGGCGTTGAAAGGCTTCTGGCTGTCCAGCGTGGCGTACTCGACGGCGAATAGCCAGAACAGGGTCTTGTGGGCGTTGTAGGTGTACATCTCCCACCCGCTGCCACGTTTCCTCGCGGCTTGCCGGAATTGGTCTCGGGTGAGGTTGGTGACGGGACGGCCTAGCAAGGAACGGTAGGTTCCGTCCCATTCGGCGGTGTTGTCACCACCACGATATTCATTATAAGTTGAATCAATACCCAGACGAGACATAAGAAGATCTTTGCTTCTGTATATTGTAGCCTCATATGAACTTATAAAAAAATCATCCACGTATTTATATCCTGGTAATGGGATTGCAGATATCATGCATCTAAACTTGGTACCATTGAAGTAAAATTTATACCAATGTCTAGGTATCATTGTCATTATTGAAAAATTTTCAGGTTCACCGGAAGCTAGTTGAACGTCTGGATCGCTCCATTTGTTACCAAGATAAGCGTTTATCCCCCCATTATTATCTAACACGACTCCTCTCATCCCGCTTTGGATAGGCAACTCCCGATGTAGTTGCATATTACCCACACGCTTCCCGTCCGGGCTTGACGATGCCATGTCCCACTCTACACCGTAGGCGTACCGCTCCTCGATGTCGGGGATGTCCTCCCATGCCGGGGTCCACTCGGTAGAGAGGTCGCCGTACTCGAGCTTGATCTTGTGGATGGTGGATACAGAGTTATTACTACCTCCAATAGGAAGTGTATGTATTCTTAAAAAGGTATTATTTACTTCATTTCTTGTATCCCAATTAACCGTAGTATGTCCTTCTCCATCCACGAGTGTTATAGTTGCATTAGTATTAGAAGACGTTTTGCCATCAATAGTAAGATCACTACCACTATTATAAAGGATAAATCCAGTACAATCCTTTCCCAATTCCCCCCATATAGTAACGGTCACTTGTGATCCATTTGGTATCTGCTCCGCCAGCCAATAATTAGCCATTTCGTAATTTGAGTTACTCACTTCCTTCCCCGATCCCAGCAACAGGTTCCTCCCGTACACGGGCAACTTGCGGTACTTACCGTCGGCCATCAGAGACTTATCCTTGTCTCCCTTGGTCTCCAGCGTTATCGACACGTCCGGATCTTCGTTTTTGGCCTTGGTTGGCGTTATGGTTATCTGGCCGTTAGACGGGGTGGATGTGACAACGGGCTTTAACTTATCAACGTCCGTCCTTAGACCGGTGACCAGATTCCGGATATCCGTATCGTCGTAATTATCCAATCCATCCAACTTACCCTTATCTTCGTCAGTATAATTATTGTCCGTATGGACGTAATTAGCGTCCTTTACGATGTGATCGTCATTTGTTAATTGGGATGTCTTGGTTGGGATCAAAGCCGTTATCTCCGCACGCAAGTCATTGAGAAGACCGGTTAGGGTTTCCTTATCAGTAATACCCTGCAAAAAAAGCTCGATCTCATGGAAGGTATCTATAGCGTCGCTCGCTCCATCACCCAATAACGTGTCGATATCCGCCTTGATAGAGGCGATCTCACTCCTGACCCATTCATCATCATAGTTGGATAAGCCGTTGATCTTAGATAACAGCTCATCCGTAAGGTCGTTTGTGCTAAGTCCCTTCCCTTTGATCTTCTCGACAAACCTATCGTCAATCTGTCCGGACGTGTAATAACCTGACAAGATACTCGTGACCTCCGCAAGTATTTGTTTTTTCAAATCCAGCAACACTCCGGCCATATCCTTATCCTCTGTCATACCGGACAAGAACTCCACCACCTCCTGCCATCTGTTGATGATATTGTCCGCGTCCGGATCTCCCGTTATAAACGTGGACAGATCGGAAGCAACTTTCCTTATGGCCGTGTCAAGATCCCCCTCTACCTCCTTCGCCCTGCTGATCTCGGAGGTTAAAGCCTCTCTTAACGCCGTGTCATCGTAATTACTCAATCCGTCGAGCTTTTTCAAAAGAGCGTCCGTCAAGTTGTTATCCGTATGCGTGTAATCGGCATCGGTTACGATATTATCCGGGAGAATGGGTATCCCTAACTCCTCTAGGGACTTATCCCCGACCAACTCAACCCCGTTGATCCGTGGTTTATTGGTCATACTTTCATAATCTCCGGTCCCTACGGCAGGAACGGAGATATCTCCCGTTAGCCTTACCGTTGTCACCTTGACGCTGCCACATCCCGTATCTCCACCTACGGAGCACGACCGTGGGATAAGACGGAACGCATCGCAAGCGTCTACGGTGTACATGCCCTCCTTCCCTTTGTTCTCGATAAGAGTCAGCGTATAGACACCGTTATAATCTTGGTCTTTGCCTAGGTAGGTGAATCGTATCACGTTATCCCGGAAGTGGAGGTCTTTTACCTCCATCTTCCTGTAACCATTGGTCATGAAGACGCTAATGTTCTTGCCATCCAAAGACTCGGGCTTACCGTCCCGGAAGATGGTCCATTCTATATTGATGTCGTTTCCTATGCGAATAGCTTCCATATTATTGAAGGGTGAAGGGGTCTATTATTTTAAAAGATTCTCCATCTCCATTGGACACAATAATCTTTCCTTGGCAACTCTCGGAGATTTGAAAGACATAGTCTGATCCAGCTTTAAAAGATCCTAATACCGTACATCCTTTAAGAGAACCTGAAATTTGGAGTCTAGCCTGTCCTTCGATGTTAAATAGGTTATTAGTCACCATTAAATTTGCGCCATTCAATAATATATCTACATAATTATTTACCGTATTACCGCTAACTTCCATAGCGACATCATCTATATTAAGTCCATATCTCATATCATTAGTATCTATTTTTGAGTTAACGGTTCCTTTAACAGCTATGAAAAAAGACTTATTTGAGCTATTTTTCTTTATCCTGGCAGAACCTATCGATGGTTTTGCCACACTAAGGACATACACAGCAGTATTGGTTATACTATCAAGAATATATATTTCATTATTCATTGCCTTGCCATCCAAGGAAGCGTCCATAACCGAATCCTCGCTAATGCCATTATATGAATTTAAAAAAGTAAAAGTAAAAAACGGTACAGGACCATTTGTCACCTTTTTAAAAATATTTGAGTCTATTTTCCATTTTATGTTCTTAAAATCAAAATCAGCCTCATTTCCATATTCGTCTATAAGCCTATAAATATATCCTTTCCCACTCTCATGAGCGATTGGATACGATTTAGTATCATTATTGATATCATACCATATTTCCCAAGATCCTAGGTCTGATCCGGCGAAGTAATCATCACCTTCACGCATTATGGCAGATGCTTTACGTTCTAGTTTATTGGAAGATTTAGCCGTGACGATAATGTCAAAAGGTTTCTCCGCTGAAACAGCCTTGTATTTATCATTTACTTTAGTTACATAATCTGTGATCCTGTACTTGTTCCCTGCGACAAGAGAGCTTGCCTGAATCAAAGATACTATCTCCTGATAGGTTACAGAAATCATTGTTGAGCCGCCAGAACCAGCCAAATCATATTCTTGCCCATTTACATTTATTTTTCTGATTGTTCCCATATTTTTATTTATTTGATTGTTAATACTCCATCAGCAACCGTTGTTTGCGAATCGGAAATAAAAAAGGTTTCACCCGACACTTCCGCTTGTATATTTTTAGTAAAAACCAAAACACTACCTGAAACAAAAGCCTTTGTTATCCCAACTCCGGACTGTAACAAGGCTAACAAATCCTTTATCTGATTAGATTGCTCATCTATAATAGCCTTAAGCTCTTCGTTATTATTATTAAATTTATTGTTTAAACCTATAACTTTCGAATCTGTAGCATCATTTATCCTATCTTCCAAGCTAGGGATTAATACAGTTCCATCTTCCAATATAGACAAAGCGTTTTCTCGCGAGTTATCATCACGTCCTATCCCATAGGAAAACAGCACATTTTTATTATTTAGTGTTGGCTTATTAAAACGACCAAAAGAAACGCCATAATCCGAATTTACAAGCAGCCACTTCCCATGACAAAACGCCAACCTTGCAGGGGCTATATTACCTATAGTGCAATACTCTCCTCCTACATGTGAAAAAGAGCATCCCGGATAAACCTCATTACTATATCCTTCCACATGAACACAGAAGTTTTGGTCTGTATATTCTCTCCCCGAAAACAGAACATTATTGTATCCTTCCACATGATTTGCCTTATGTACTATTGGGGCACTATGTGAATAATATAAATCACCGCATATATTATTATATCCTTCTACGTGGCTTGTGTTATCACAAATAAAATTGTTACATCCCTCGAGGTGGCTTCGGGTGCCAATTGAAATGTTCAGAGCGAACTTCTCTCGTATAGATACAGCGTCAAAAAATAATGAGTGCTCAATATTTTCAGAGTTATAGACTCCGTAATCTTCTATGAAAGTCCTTAAAGACTCTCCACTCGTATCAAAAATAGGCCGATCCGCTATGCCTCCTACGGTATTTTCAATAAAATAAGGCTGGGTGCCTATTGATTCTCCTTCTACATGCGAACCATCTCCTAAACAATAAGAATATAATCCCTCTACATGCGATTGCGCTCCTAAGCACCATGTTCCCCTGCCCTCGGCGTGACCCTCGCTAGCGAACACATTCGTTTCGTAACCCTCCGCATGCGCCCTAGGACCGGTAGCGTTGGTATTCATACCCTCTGCGTGGGCGTAATTTCCTGCCGCCTTGTTATTCTCATAGTCATTGAATATCTCGGCGTTCTTGTAACCCGAGTAGTTTTGACCTACACCAAAGGCAAGGCTGTCCAATTCGATAAAATCCCCGTTTGCGCTTTTATCAACGGAGGATTTAAAAATATAATATCTATCGGCTATGATATTATCCGTAGGGACAAACACGTTCCCCGCCCCATTTCCGTCTTGGCCGGGCTTGCCTTGTGGGATACCTAAATCCAAAGCATAAATAGGTATACCTTCTGGGGTCTCCCCTCTCAAGACAAAGCCAGCCGTTGCCGAGCTATTAAAAGGAAGGGTGGAGACCGTACCGATAGAGACGACCGGAGGATCTCCCGGAGTTCCCTTCGGACCGGTTAGCAAGGATAATTCCACCAACACATTCCATCCGGGATTTCCAACATACCTCCATTGGATATCCGTAGACGAAGAGGCTAGTTCTATCTCCCTACCGTCAAGTCCCTTAAGTATAGCCATGGGGACTCTCACTAATTCCTCCTTAGCGGAAATACCGGGCAAAGAGGACACGGAGGATACAGAGTCAATCTCCTTGTACTGACTTAAATCCTTGGACTCCTCCGCTAAGATCTTTTTGCTCTCAGCGGCGATCGCCCGTAAATCCTCGGGCGTGAGAGTAAAACCGGAAGATAATGTAAGATCCCCTACAGCCATATTATCGTATATTATTCTTGTTTAAGGAAAATATTTGCCGCATCGTCTATCACGGTTGACAATATAGCCTTGCAGTCTTCGTCCGAGACTCCATCTTCCAAGACTATCGATTTCCTGCCTTTGTCCACAATGTTTACATAACCGAACCTAAGCTCTCCTTTTTTGACCGAGGCCAATACCTCTGTTACCTTTTCGCCCGCATTCCGTGTTGTCTCATAGGAGATATCATAATCTCCTACCGTGTTTTTGTATTTGCTTCTCAATACAGATGATAATGTTGATAGTGCCATGTTAATTTCCCCTTTCTATAATGTTATAAATTTGCCCATACGCTCCAGGAGGTAAGAGTAATGCCACTTTTTTGATCAATGTAGCCTCCTCGATTGTTATATCCAATTCTCCGTTAGCTTGCCTTAGCTTCAGATACAGTTCAAATGCTTGTAACTTGCTACGCGAATCATCTTCATCACGCCCTGTCATGTGGATATATTTGCCATCAAATAATCCTTGGCAAAGGACCTCGTCTATCATTTGATAACGTTTCTCCTTTTTCTCTCCGGCAGGTACCCACTCAAAGGCTTCTTCGCCTTGAGAATTCTTAAATGCTATGTGAAAATTCACTTTCATAATTATTATTTTTATATTAGGAACTTCTTCTTATCTCTCCAGTATTTGTATGTATTAATAAAGGCTTCCAGTAGGAACTTTCTGCCGTCGTACTTAAACCCTTAAACGTTATACCTCCTTCTGTATACAATGCCATGGAATCACTATTATCCGCTATTCCAATCAAAGCCGCCCCTTTTCCGGAATGAGATTCTACATGCCCGGCATATATAAAGGTAAAAACTTGTCCAGCATCGTACATGCGAATAAAAGCGTCGGCATCATCTGTCTCAAGGCTTTTATAGGACATTATCTTAAAGGCTCCAATAGTCCCCTCTGTTGCCGCCAACTTCTTAGCATACAAATTATTCACATCAATCATAGAAGTAGCGATATACCCATTAACGATGATTGTCTTATCTTCCAATGCTTTAATAATGTCATTCTCTTTGACCCAACCGGGAAGTAACTCGACCGATGTATTGGCTTCCTTCGCCGCATTTAAAGCATTTGTGGCGTCTGTAATGGCTTTAGTCGCCCTGCTATAAGCCGATGAAGCAGTTGAGTCTGCGCTATTCGCTATGCTATAGGCATCAGAAGCTTTCTCATAGGCTTCCAAGGCTTTATCCAAAGCATCCCCGCCAGCCGCATCCACCTTATCCTGTAAAGAGGAGTCTAAATCTGAATAGGTAACGGCTCCCACAAGATTGATCCTATTCGATTTAATGGTGGTTGTCGTTGCCGTCTGGTTGATATACGATATGATATTATCGCCGTTTTCCAAGCTCTTGGCGGCGAACAACGTATTTCCCTGCGTAGTGTTGATCCATCCCGCCGTGTCTATCTCATTCCTTATATTATCCACCCTCGTTGATATGGCCGATATTTGCCCAGCGGTAATATTCAATTGAGAATCATACTTGGTATACACCTTACCTGTTTCCTCATCCACATAATCCTTCGTTGCCGCCAGCTTGATAGACTCTTCTGTTTGCTCTATCCTTGTCTCCAACCTGATAATGGCATCCGCCAAGTTATCGATAAACAAGGAAACACCATAAATCAGTATTTCCCCATCGAAAGATATACGGAAATCGCCACGTTCGTCCCATTTCCCCGCTTTCGAAAGCTTACGATACGAGGATGATGGTTCCAAGGACATGGAGACATAAAGGCTTGATCCCTCGAAACCTGCGGTCAATATCCCCGCCTTAACAACCCGGTAATGTAATGAGAAGGAATAGTCATACTCGGTCGCCTCGGTCTCATGTGACGGTATGTTTATAACGTCATTCCGCTGGAGGATATACGAGTCACTGATACGTAAGACATTTCTGTTGCCGTCTTGATAAATATCTGAAACTCCCCTCTTCTCTGACAGGAAAGAATCATTGGCGTAAATAAACGATCCGTCATGTCCCCAAAAACTTATTGAGTTCTCTGTCACCCAATAGTCCGTATTTTGGGAGAATGAGCTATTTTTCAATATATTGCCCGGCTCTAATGATATATCGTTCCTGATGCCTTCGATTGAACTCTCGAATTTCCCGTTCATTATGGAAAATTCCTGCTCGATCGTATTACCTGTATCAAGGATGTAGGTCGAATTTTCAAAGTAAGCCCCGTTACCGTAAATCCCCCAAACACCGGTCAAATCTATACCGTTTTTGGTTCTTATCCCGGAAAGATTTCCGATACGTGCCTTGGTCGCGTTATCGGGGTCTGTCTTCATCCCATACACGACATCCATATATGGAGCGCCGATCTCGTCGATCGTAGTAATCTTGACAATACCCTTTCTGGTAGAATCAGCCACGCTATCTATACGGGTTAATACATCTCCTTGCGCAATGTCGGCTTTATCACCGGCAAAGTTGACAAACGTAATCCAGTCCAAGCGATCTTCACCGTCCGATAAATTACCGATGCCGACTTGATCAACCCGAAGTTCGTATTGCTTGATGATATTGTAATCATTCTCCCCTGTCGGCATTCCCCCAAAATGTTGGACCATCAATATATCCCCCGAACGGAACGGATTGTAGAGCACGCCGTTCCCCGTGTCCAAGTAAATCCTTCCGGTCGCATGGTCGTAATACTCCACCTTCATCATCCCTGAGAATATCACGTTGTCGTTTTCGCCACGAAGCTGAGAGACGATGAACTCATAGACCCGGAGACTGCCTCTCACATTTATATCGTCTATCTCTAAACGGAATTTCTGTTCCTCTACACCAGCCGAGTTAACCCGTTTATATGGAGCAATATCCCAACCGAAGCCATTAGGGAAACCGGATATAAACGTATGGGAACCCACTCGTTTCTTGAATAAAACATTCCCACGGAACCATGACTCATCAAATATGGTACGACCATCGGCCTTGATCTCCCAGCCCTTGCCGTCCATGCCGTCGAGGAAGATGGAGGAGCCTATCTTCTTGTCGAATAAAATATCCTCATGGGCGATATCGGGAATGTCCTTACGAAGGTAACGTTTGTCGTTATCCTGTTTTACCTTGTTTATCTCATATAATGTCCGCAGAGCGGAGAAAACGTTCTCGTCCGAGGCGGCGGTAGTATCCTCTTTCTTTATGATATACACCCCGAAAGAACCGCTACCTTGGTTGACGTACGTGTTATCCTTATATTGGATATTCTCCAACTTACGCTCCAATTCCCCCAGCCGGGAGTAAGCAGCGCTCTCTCCTACCGTATAGGAAGGCGAATCATATGGGATATCAAGTTTTTTCTCGAAACCCAATACCCTAGATTCCCGCCCATTCTCAAAATAAGCCTTATTGATAAGCCTGACACGCTGTCCTACGGATAGATCAATCGCCTTTTCCGGGTTCAATATACCATTATTCTCATCGTAGCCGGAAGCGTAGTATGAGTTAAGGACGCATGTGTAAGTGGAAGGGTCCGACACGACCTTGGCCTTATACTCTATCGTCCTTCTCAGCAATTCCTCTTCCGCCTGCGGGATAAGGGTGTCACTTACGTATTGCGTGTCAAAATTGTATAGGATATATTTGTTCCCCGTCCCCGGTATAAGAGGGCTTTCCGGCAATGTCTGGCCATAGGAGTCATTACGGACTATCTCGAACACCTGAGCCTCCGGATCATCCTCCGGCAGTCCTTCCGGATTGAATCGCAAGGCGAAATCCATGCCTGACAACGGCCCCGTCTGGAATACGACACGAAGCTCTTTGCCGGGAAGCACGTATTCCTCGGAGAAGGACAATCCCGAGTCCTTGAACCGATAGACGGTGAATGTCTCCGATGTCCCGTCCTCGCCCTCCTCCGTGACCTCCTTCGGTATCACCTCGGTTATCGTACCTATCTTACGAGGGTATATATCGTCGAATATAACGACCGCCTCCACTATTTGATCCTCGGTCAATCCCTGTACCACGTCCACGTAGGGGGTTCCCTTAGGAAGCATGAGGCGTTTTTGCACCACCCCTTGCACCACCGTACCGGATTCCCCCTTGCGATAGCCGGAGGGGATATTTCTCGTTGAGCCGAAAGCGTACAGGCGTGTGGCGAACAGGTCTTGGCTTTGGCTCCTTGGCATGGACACTACCTGCCTACCTATCTCCAGATCTACGGGATCGCCACGCTCTATCCTACCTATATATATCTTGTCACCCTCTACCCACCACTCGCACTCCCACGCCTCAGCAATCTTGGTAAGGGCATCCACGATATTCGTGCTGTCGTATTGCACGAGCTTGGCGACAGCGTCAACGGAGCTATCGACAACGGCTTGGTACTCCTTACCGTTATACCTGAATCCCAGAGATCGCAAATTGGATACGACAATGCTTAGGTGGGCCTCCGGAGCACGTGTAAGGCTCCATGACGCTTCCTTGTTACCTTGCCTATCGTAAAATAGGATATGATTCTTCCATCGGTAATAATGCGAGTCGAATCGCACGCTATAGTCGTATCCGCCTGTGGATGCGTTGAATGTCGGATATGTCTTGCCAGTTACGTAGAAAACGCTACCTTCATAATCGATATTGTCTCCGATCTCCAGTTGTACCGGATCGGACAAGGAGAACACGAGGTTCACATAGTCCTCTTTCATCAACTCAAACCGACGTACCGAACCCGTCCCTATCGATACCGACAACTTGACTCTACCAGATATGTCCTTAATCTCGATCATGAACTCAAAGTTCACGCATATAAGGGGGATGGCAAAAAATCAAGCGGACCTAAAAAAAACAATGGCGGGATTGTTGTAATTTTGTTGAAGGAGGAAAAAAAAAACGCCCGGAGCCACTGGTATGGTACGGAACTTTTTCTTTTATTTTCTTGATTTTAAATGTTTATTGATAGTTTAATCTATAACTTTCGCCTTCGCATTCATATTCCCATACATACAAAGGTTTATAAACCATCTTGAACATGAGGGCGGAACTCCAGTCATCTCCCCCCATTAATTTGCCACAATCTTTTTCTTCATAGACAATCTGATTTGAAAAAGAATCATATACATAGAACCGATTAATCGTAACATTTTTGTTTGAACCATTATGAAATTTAATATACATAGTCCCCGTGATAAAACCATTGTTGTAAAGTCCATTCAAACGTGTAGACGCAGTTATTTTTTCTTCAAGAGGTATTTCCAAAACGGTTATTATACATTCCGCTTTCACCGTCCCGTCCTTCGTAGACACAGTAACCGTGCATTCTCCCGGATTTGATGTATTTATTATTCGTTGCTCTTCGTTAGCAAAATAGGCAATACTTTTATCGGAAAATTCAAATTTCAATTCTGAGTTATCTGCGTTATATGGATATACAGAAACATCCAATGTAAACGATTCACCTTGATTTATAGTAATATTAGAAGGATTTAGTATTATACTTTCCACCGCTATCGTCTCCACCGTAATCTGGCACGCATACCGTTTCCCATTCACAGTCGTATAGACTTCTGCCTTCCCTTCTTTCAGTGCATTAATCCCTATTCGTCCGTTTGAAATAGACGTTATAGACACGACAGAATTGTCCGAAACATACCATTTAACTCCGGAGACATCCGCATAACTTGGCTGTATTGTATAATCAATGTAAGTGGTTTCGCCTTTTTTCAGACTTATGTTTTGTTCCTCAAAAGATATGTTAGATACCTGTGTTTGCCCCTCTTCATCTGGTTTATCATCGTCTTCTTTATCACCATCTTCGCCAATAATGGTAACCATTGCATTAGCCCATATGAGCCGGGAACTGTTATCTTTTATCCCGTGGTTGACTACTTCTACAATCACCGTTCCTGATTTAGTGGCCACAAATAATCCAGTACTGTCAATACGCCCACCGCCTGTTTTATTATCTTCAGTTACGACAGTCCAGACAAAATCATCCTGCGGATAGTTTGACGGGGACGTTATGGCTTCGAACTGATATGTGTCTCCAACCTCTAGTTTTAAAGTTTTAACGTTCAATCCTATGCTTTTCAACTCAATCACTTCCTTTTCATCTTCGTTAGTACAAGATGTAAAAAGAAAGAAAGGTAGCAGCGTCGCCAAAATTAAAAATAAAACGCTCATTTTTAATACATTTACATTATCATTTCAATCCAAATCACAACATTACAGCAACTTGCTTTTCCACGGCTTTTTTTATGAAAGCGTTAATAGAAACGCCTGCTTGCTTTGCCAGAACAGCCACTCTACTATGAAGTTCCGGTGATAAACGAACGTTCAATGAACCAGAATAGCTCTTATGCGGTTCAATCCCCTCTTCCTCGCAATACGCCAGATAATCATCTACAGCCTCGTGGAAAGCCGTTGTAAGTTCCCGCACGCTTTCCCCCTCAAAATTAACAAGACCATCAATGCCTTCTATCTTTCCAAAGAAAACATTGTCCTTCTCGCTAAAAGATACATACCCGATATAGCCTTTGTAAGTCAATGTATTCATATTTGTACTTGTCTATCTCTTTTTTCCGAACAACTCGGAATGACTACCAATTCTAAGCAAGTCGATTATTTCTCCGTCAATCCAAATAAGAAGAAAATCCCCTTCTATATGGCATTCCATACACCCTTTATACTCACCTTTCAACATGTGAGGTTTGTATTCTTGTGGAATCGGATGGTCATTTATAAGTAGATTTGCGATATATTCAAAAGCTGCTATTTTTTTTGGGAATTTCTGAATACGTTTGAAATCTTTCTTAAACTGGCTTGTTGGGTGTAATTTCTTTTTCACTTCATTAATTCCTCCATCAAGCTATCCACGCTGTCGAACGTTTCTTTATTCTTGGTCGTACGTGCTTCCCTTATAGCCGCTATCGTTTCCTCGTTTGGCTCGGAGTATACAGCGTCCATCAAGGTGCTCTCCACGAAATTATTCAGGCTCCTGTTCGCTTTCTTGGCTTGTTCCTGCAATATTTGCAACAAGTCCTCACGTAAACGGAACGAGGTTTGCTTTCTTATTACTGCTTCCATATTACTTCTGTATTATATTGTATCGCAAAGGTAATGCATTGTATGCAGAAAACAAACTTTCATGATTTTTATTTTGAGATCATTGAAGATAACATCATTCCACCTTTATCTTCAATGGGTGACCGCAGTTAGGGCATTTATATCCACCATCAATCTCTTTTTGTACTTCGGAGGGGGAGGCGAAAAGTTGCCATGTTTCAACACCCAGAACAGAAGCAAATCTTTTTATGGTCTCTAAAGTGGGATTCTTCATTAATCCATTTAGATTTTGCTTTTTGATACCTAGTAAATCAGAGAAAGCCGTTTTAGTCAATCCTTTTTCTTTTAGTAATGCTTCAATATTATCCATATATCCGAATTTTAATGCTACAAAATTACACATACTCATATAAGTAATGCTACTTATATTACTAATTAACGTTAAAATAATGCTGTATTATTACTTTTATCTTGCACAGTAATGTTATATACATTACATTTGCATCGTCAAAATAAAACAACAGTACAATGGCAACACAGAAATACAACAAGAGTGAGATCATGAAAGACGCATGGAGATTATTCAGACTTTACCGAAAATTCTCTTGGTCTTTTGGCAAGTGCCTTTCTATAGCATGGGATAATGCCAAGATAGAGATAAAAAATAATGAGGCCAAAGCCAAGAGATTGGCAGAGGAAGAAGCTAGACGCATCGAGTATCGCAAGCATATTGTCTTATCTCATGTCGGTATGGCTAGCCTTTATGCTAACAGGGTTTATTCGGGTGATTAATTAATATAAGGAGGGTGAAATATGAAAGCAACGGATTTATTTAATTACAGACTAGAAGAGTTTGAAACAGTAGAATCTTTTTCGAAAAGACTCTATGATACAGCTAAAAGGTATAGGAGTTCAATGCACTTTACTCCGAGTGAGAGCTATCATGTTCTTGCAATACTTGGTAAATATTATAAAGAAAGCCCTTTTGATATCCTATCAGTGATTAAAGACATAGAATTTGGGTGTAAATCTAAGAGATATAGAATACAGTGGGTTAAATGTCTTGGAGATCATTATTTGGTCTTGGATAAAAGATAAAATTTATGGAAACGATAGAAGTATTGAAGAACGTACAAAGGATTGCGTTGGAGTGTATGATCGGAAGGAAACCGGTACATATAAACGTAGGCGTTATGCCGGAGACGGGCGGTTTATGCGTCACCGTACAGGACAGACTTCACGAGGTGGTCTACATGGAGATATTCAATGACTGGATGCCGGATCACAAGGAATGGAATAAAAAGACCTACGATAGGTTCATGAGCGTAATTAGCGACATGACTTGCAGGCTTGCGGGATAACTCGAACGACGGGGAGAGGATCGGAAGTAGATGCCCCTCCGGTAATACGGCCGGAGGGATTTTACAACAATAGCTCCATTGTGGTTTTTCGAGCCTTGAAAAAATAGGCCACGGATTTTGTCATATATAATTTTGTGATATGAAAATGATCGCTCATGTGACGGTAGCGAAAGAAGATATTTAAGGGCATTGATTCCAGTTGCAGACCGTCACAATAGGCAACTTCAATCTTTGCCCTTCGCTTTTTACCTTGTCAAGCGAGACTGGTAATAAGCAGGTAGGACGGCATACACCGGGGTTCAAGTCCCCGGCTACCACTTCGGTCAAAATAAAATCCTCAAAGGTAGTGCTTGACCGAGCTACCAATGAGGATAGTATTAATCCTTTAACGGGACAAAGTTATGAAAAATAAAAATGAATTAGCAAAATATGATGCTAATATTTTAGAAAAAATCGGTAGAGACGAGGACAAGTTTTCTCTGAACGACTTGTGGATATTGGCAGGAAGCCCACAAAATAAAGATCCTAGACAATGGCAAAGACTTCCTCAAGCAGAAGAATATTTAAAGTCTGTAAGTAAGATTTTAAATGTGGGATTTTCACACATTATAAAATCCAAGAGAGGTAAAGGTGGTGGTACTTACGGTATTAAGCACGTAGTTCTTGAATACGCTCAATATCTAGATGCAGATTTAGGCGTATTGGTTAACGAGGTTTTCTTTCAACGTGTAGAAGAAGAGAAGAATCCCGATTTGATCGTTGATCGTGCCATAAACACATATAAAAGAAAAGGTAAAAATGAGCGATGGATTGCTCAAAGGATTCAAGGTAAAATATCCCGTAGCGCATTTACTAGTACACTAGCTTCCCATGGCGTGGAACGTGAAGGTTTCCGCAATTGTACAAATGCTATATATAGTCATTTGTATGGCGGTGGTACAAATGTAATACGTGAGAAGAAGAATCTTCCCAAAACAGCGAACATAAGAGATCATATGAGCATAGCTGAGTTGATGGCAGTGGGCCTTGCGGAAGCTTTAGCCTCCGAGGACATCGAGAAGAATGATCTAAGAGGTAACGGAAAATGTGAATTGGCTAGCGGAAAAGCATCCAAGATCGTAGCCAATGCAGTCATGGAACATAATAAACAAATTAAAATGATAGAAAGATGAGCAAACATAGAAGAAACAGATCAAATAAAATCATCCGTATGCCTTATTTAGCTAGTAAAGGTAATCTTAGGTTTATCCAGACGGAAGATATGACACTAAATGAAGTCAAAGAGTGGGAAGGCAAGTACAAAACCGTTTCAGTCAATTCAGATGATGGGGCTATTATTGAAATGCAAAAATCATATGTATACGGCATAGACAAAAAAGGACACAAGAGCATTAATCATGAAAGCACCGCATTATTTATTGCAGCATGCGACAATGTATGCGAAAAAGAGGTTACACTAGTTCTTTCCTCAAAAGAAGATGTAAGAAAATTACGAGACTATCTCAATAGATACCTAGAAGATAACCTATGATTAGATTTAGCATCACCAAAAACCTTAACTATGATAACCTGTGAACTATTAAATGATTGATTGAATATGAAAGACATAAACACGATACTAAACGAAATGCTTTTAACGTCCCAAAGGGACAAGAAGGCGATGGAGCGATTCAACCGGCAATCCTTGAAAATGGAGAGGCTTATCGACGAGCTGGAGAGGGCTTGCGGATTTAGCGGCACCAAGCCCAAGCCACATATGACCGTGTCGGTATACAACAACGGGAGGTCAAAGCCGGGAAGATTCGACCTCCGATCTTTAAATACGCATCTTTTAGCGCAATAAGACGAAGAGCCGTCTAGCCAATAAGGGGCGGACGGCTCTTCGCTTATCCCCTTAACGTTGGGTCAGGTTCCTCGAACTTAACGGATAGCCTACTATTCAACCTGTTCCGATCCAAGGCGAAGCTTGATGATCTCTTATGGACAAGGGTAAATGTCATATCAATATCCGGAACACGCAATACGACCTTGCCTTGTTGAAGGACAGCCACGAACGCCTTATAATTCAGCATATATTCCTCTTGCGTATCCCCGTGTATGTTGAACGTAAGGGTAAGATCCCGGCTAGCCACCTTGGGATTATTGAACACGACCCTCTTCCCGTTTTCCAACCGGCTCTCGTTCTCTATGAAATCCTTGTTTCCCGCTGGGGTTAGTAAGGTCTGGATAAAACCCTCTCCCATGGCGACACGATACGTGCCCCATGCGTCATTCCCGTTAATATATAGATCCCCTAACATAATATCCTTGCCGTTCCGTCGTTAATAATCTCCACCTCGCATCCCCCGATATTGACAAGCAATATCACGGAGTAGTTCCCGGCCTCTATCTTGGCCTTGCCCCCGTGCATCAAGATCACCTTATGCACCCTCGTGTTATCGTCATAACTCAAATACGCCACGGTATTACCTATCACACCTACGTTTGTTTTATTGTGAAGCTCAATTAGATCACGATCCACGTATATCCCGTAGGGAGCTATGTTTTTAGCCATGCCTCTAAATAAATCCAACGAAGGATAATTATTCTCCTCGCAAAACTCCCGCCCTTGCGGGGAAAAAAACAGCCAACATAGGCTCTTCCAGTCAGTGGCCTTGCCTGATTCACTGCAAGCCCCTAACGAAATAGCCCGTCTCGTTATATCTCCAACATTCATACTACATGTTTTTAGTGTTAGTCTCTATACTAGTTAATTTATCCACCGCTTTTTTCAATTGTATCACGGTATTGGCGGTATTATCATTGATCTGCTGTAACTCTATATAGATACTGGCGATCATCGTCCTAGTCTCATCCGCCACGTCATACAACGAGGCTATCTTTACAGATATCACGTCCATACTGGCCTTTATATACAAGAGGCTCAAGAATTGCTCGGAGCCTTGCAAGAACAACAGTATCTCCTCTCCTGTCATTTGCAGGGCGGTGAAACGGCCATTTAACTCATCGGCGCTATCTTGAGACATTTTCTCGAACCCCCCGGATGTAGCGGTCTGCTCATATTTATCATTTTTATCCTCTTGGAAATACTTGCTTGACGTATCGAAGACCTTCTGGGCCTCAGCGTCCATTTTTTCCTTCAACTTGTTCAACTCCGCTTCTTCCCAAGGCGAAACGATACCATCGGACATATAATCGGCCAGTTTCTTCATGAATTCCTCTACGGAAGGGGATAATTTATCCTTCAAGAATCCAATGATAGCCGTCTTGATCAAATTTTGGACAATCTTAGTCGAAGCCTCTGCCGCATCAGTTCCTGTAGCCCACGCCTCCGAATACGCTTGGGCGAACTCGTCAATAGCGGACATGACATCAGTTCCTGTTATAGCCTCTATCGCTTTTTCTTTATTGTCTTCAAGTTTGAGATTTATATCATCCAATTGTTTCTCCCATTCTTTTATACGCTCTTCATCCGTTTTTTTCTTATCCTTTTCCTCTAGGATTTGTTGCTGAATCATCAACTTCTGTTGTTTAAGGAGCTCGTCTTGTTGGTTGATCAGTTTTGCCGCACTTGTAGAATAAGCCTTTTCTATGGAACGGCCTAGTTTCTCATACGAGGCATCTAACACATCGATCTGGTCTTGTAATCTCTGTATACGTTTCTCGTTCTTTTTGTCATGGATCTTAGCGATAGAGGACGCTAGAGAGGTCACTACCCCAATAGCAGCACCAGCGGATGCCCCTATAGGGCCAAACATCGCACCCGCTTGCGCACCCTGCATAGCGGAATTTACAGCGTCCATTGCCATATTTAAACCTTCCGCTATGTCATTAAAAGCACCTCCGAACGAATCTCCAAGTTTTCCAAAGGTATTTGACAAGAATTGAACAGAGGTCATAACTTCATTTACACCCTCATTAATGAGCTGTAATGATTCCGTCAGTTTTTTGGGGTCGTCACCAGCGGCAAAGAATCGCCTCACTCCTTCTGTCACCTTGTCAAAAGCGGGTCGCAACTCATCGACCTTCTCGTTGGTGCTCTCAACGCTTTTCCCTGCCCTATCCATTATTTCAGGCATATCAGACCAAAGATCGAATTGTTCCTGCGTTATACCTAATCCCTTGCCTTTTGATTCATCCCATTCTCCGGACTTAAGAAACTCCAAGGCCTCTTTTCCCTTGGTGGATATCTCTATCAACTCCTTTAGAGTCTTGTCCTTCATGTCTCCAAAAAGAGCGATTATGGCATTGGCGGTATTGCCACTTTTTATCTCAAGGTCGGAAAGCTGCTTATCCCATTCCTTCCCGAGTATCAATTTCTCCCCCTCGGTCTCGGCAAACGCTATTTTTTGTCCGTATTCGGCGGCGAGTGCCATTTTTTTGTCTTGATAAGTGCCATATTCCTTAAGATAATCATTCATGGCTTTACGTTGAGCCTCGATCTGCTCGTTCTCTACTTCTTGCGTGGACCGCATACGGGTAGCCTGAGCCTGCGTAATGGCTGTTTTTATTTCAACCGTTTGTTCTTGCGTGAGTTTTCCCCCTTGAGCCTCACGCCACTCTTTCTCCCTCTTACGGATAGCCTCTATTTCACGATCGTAATCATATTCTATTTGGGCGATGCGCTTATCGGATCCTTCCTCCATAAGATTTATCCTAGATTGCTGGTTCTTATTCTGGAGATCAAGTAATTGCTGATTAACACGCTCTTGTATTTCTTTTTGTTTTTCAGCCTCTTTCTTTTGCCTTTCTGTTTCTTGTTGAGCTTTTTTAAGTCTATCTTCTTCGTATTTATCGTACTTTTCAATGCCTGAACTAGAAAGAAGATCATCAGCCGCCTGTTCTTTTGCCTTACCAAGTTCAAAATAAGCGTCCGCATTCCGCTTTAAGGCTTGTGCGTCTCTATCTACAGCTTCCGCTTCATGATCAAAACTTTTTGCCCTATCTTCTACTAATTGTTGATGAGATTTTATATTACCAAAACGAGTATCTTGTATAACCCCGGTTGCGTCAATTTCCTGTTTTTTACGAGTTTCACTTGCTTTTTCTCTAATTTTATCTGCCTCGATTTCTTTTTGGATAGCCTTTTTATATTCTTCGGCAGCTAAATCTTGAGCGGCAGTAGCTTGAGCACGCAATTTCAATGAGTTTATGAAATTATCTGTATTATCCACAAACAAATTCTCAGCGTCTCTTACAGATTTAATCGAAACTCCCATCGAATCAAACGCATCTTTATTCTCCTCAATAAATTTCTGCTGTTCTTGCAAATTACCTGCAAGTTCTTTCCACTGTCTTTGATATGACTTAAACTGAATAATCAACTTGCTTAATTCTCCGGAATTTTTAGAAAAAGATTGGTTTAGCTCATCTTGTAGCTGCTTTGTATTTTTTATAGCCTCGCCTGCTCCAAATAATTTTTTCGTCCATTCGATAATATCCTTCCCATAGACAGATAAAAGCGTTATCGCCGCAACCAAGGCCGTTTGCCAACTGAAAATAGATGTTATCAACTGCTTCCAGACTGGAGCCACTTTTGCCACGTCATTATTTCCTGCCGCTACAGCCATCTTGAACGCCTTATACTCCGCAGCGGCTTTCTTCAGCTCATCGGCAAGCATCGGCAAGTTATTGGATATAGCCAAAAAGAATGTATTCCAGCCAACAGCAAGGGAAGGCAACTCCCTTGCGACCTGTTGAACCGACACGCTCAATCCGTTCCAACTACTGGCGTAATTGCCGACGTTCCGTTGATATCGTCCGGTAGCTTGCTCCGCCGAACTAATCTCCGTATTCAAGGCCTGTATCTGTTTTTGCAGGTTAGTCCCTACGGTCGCTTTCCTATCCGTAGCGGAAAGGCGGTCATACTCGGCATTAAGCAACGACAATTGCTTTCTCAACGCTACAAGAGAATCCGAGGCGGCTCCCTCGATCTTGATATTGTCCGAATACTCCTTCCTTAGCCTCTTCAGGGCCTCGTTCTCTAAAGCGTGCTGCCGGGTCTTCTCCTTCAGGTCGGTTAATATATTAGATCCCTTCTGGGAATTTTTATCCACATCCGAGAGAGACAAGTAAGACTTATTGAGCTTTTTGATCTCGTCACTTAGGCCTTTAACCTTCAGTTGTTGCTCGACAAACACATCGGTAGCGTTATTCAATTCTTCTGTTATCTGACGAGCCCCATCAATAATACCATTAGAGACCTTAAGCTGCTCTATTACCCTTTGATAATTCTGCATCTGCTGCTCATAGTCCTTTAGTTTCCGTGTCGCCTCCTCGTATTTCCGGTTTAAATCGTCAAATCCCTTGGTATCTGTAGATACATCGAAATCCTTCAAGGCGGATTTCAACTCCTCCACCTCCTTTCGAAGATTTATAAGTTTCTGTAGATCGGCATCGACCTCGAAGTTTAGTTTAGCCATTAATCACCCTCCTTTTCCTTTCGCTTCAACAAATCACGCCCGGTTCTCTCCACGATCAAATCACCGGAAACGCTATGCAATATATCCTTCTGCATGATCAGAAGGTTTCGATATGGTATTTTATAAACCACGTCCTCATAAGACAATCCCAACGATTCCATGAACGTAGCCACTTGTCCTAGCATGGTCTCATTACCTGTTACCTTGGTGTCGCCGCCATTCTTGCCACGCTCTCGGCTAAGGCGGCACAGACGAAAAAATCCTCTGCGGATATGAATTTAACGACAGTCTCCAACGCCTCTCTTAGCTCATGGAGGGTAGCCCCATCGATCTCCTTGTACATATCAGCGCTTCTTAAAACGAACACAGACAATCCCTTTAATATATTTTCCAGATCGTTCCTCACCTTTTCAAGATCCTCTTTGCCCGATGTTGTCTTATCAATGAGAGATAGGTATTGTATACCTTTGCAAATCGTCGCTATTGTAGGAGGACTTACCTTATACGCCTTACCTCCTAGGACCACGACCTTGAAATCCTCACCTAGGACAGCGTCAGCCACTAAACTAGCACCCTTGTTCATATCACGTAAAAAAATTAGAATTAAACAAAAACGGGGACGAACGGAAAATACCGCCGTCCCCGTTCCTATAAGACATATTACATTCAATCCTTCAAGGATTTTCCTTCCACGTCAAACCAATACTCTGAAGCTATTGTCGTGGATGATTTCAGCGGGGTGGCGGACATCGACAAACCAACGGCCCCATCCGTGGAAGCCCCACGACCCACAAGATTCGCCTTTGGGAAAATGATAGCCACGTCATCATTGGTAATAGCGACGATACATTTATATCGTTGCTCGCCGGCGTTGCCACGTTCCCATCCCTTATCCGTATCCAAGGGTTTACCGCCCATAAGCTCGGCCTTGGTAGCGAAGTCATATGCCCCGATCACCCAATTCAAGCTCTGTGATCCTGCCTCAAACGATGACCGATATGTCTGGCCGGTCAACTCATCCTTGTATTCTGTTAACGTACCGTCCTCCTCGGTATATTCATAAGTCCCTTGATGGACGATTTGAACATCCTTGAAAGCCGTAAATAACGTCTCCAAGCTCTCGTATGTGGGTGCAGCAACCAGAGGCTCCCCATAAAGTATCCTTTTTACGCCTATAGCAGAAATTGTTCTTCCCATATTACAATACTATTACATTTAAAACTTTAAATAATACTCTCACATTAACGTAGTGACATTTAAGATCCCTGTTAACCTCAATTCTAGTAGTGTCTACCTCGTAGGTATAAGGAGTGCCATCAAACACCGAGGTGTCCTTGAACACCTCCATGGACATACGTTCCAGCTTATTCATCCTGTCCAAATCAGGCGTTCCTTTCTCGTCCAGATCAGGGACGGCTATATTGACATGAACGAATCCCACCTTCCATGTAATTCCCGGCTCCGAGGAATTCGAGTGTACGGTAACCCTCTCCTCCTCAAGCTTACCTGTAGGCGTATCATCCTCCTTGTACACCCCGGTAACACCAAGTTCCAAGGCTTTCTTATATAAGATTGTCTGTATGTCCGTGCTTACTATCATTGTAACATAGCTATTACTTTAGCCTCGGCAGTATCTATCACGTTTAGCTTATGGATATCATTCACATAGCTAGCGTAATCCATTCCCGCCACGACAATCAATGTCACTCCCTTTGTATGCTTAGAAGCCAGATCCCTAGCGTAACTAAGCCCTTGCCTGCTCCCCTCGCTTCCATCCCCGGACTTTCCTTTAGCCCAGAACTGGACCGTCTTTTGGGATCTGGTCGTGAAAAAAACCTTCTCATAATTTTCCCCACGTCCATCTATCCTCTTAAACCCGCCTTCCTTTACGATCTTACCGTCCATTGATATGACATATCCCAATGAACTCCTCAAGTTTCCGGTAATATTGTTATATTTACCTTCTTGAACGGCGGTCTCATAAGCGGATTGCCCTAGTTGGGCTAGAAAGGCGAACACCTCACGATAGGCCTCCAAGATGAAATCATCCACATCGGACAAATCATAACTTAACTTTATTATTCCAGCCATATTTGCCCGTAATTTAGATAATCCGTGAGCATCGGGTTGATAACAACGCCACTACCGCGAATACTCCCATCTTGATTCAATACTCTCACGATATCCCCGGCATCAATCTTGATCTTATCTGTCACGACACGATATTTGTAATCAAAGGCTACGCCATTTACCGTATATACCCGATCGGCGCTCTTATCATAGCATTTACATCGTCCCAGTCTCTCCCATAACTCACCACCAGTCCCGGGAACAGGATTGCCATTGTCATCGTGATCATATTCCTTGACAACCTTTCGTTCTAATATGTGAGGAGCGTAATACATATCAATAATCCGTATAAGATGAGACTACCCCAAGACCGGAAGACACATCCGGGCTAACACCGTTCCGTTCGCACAGGAACAAATAATACCGCCGGAGGCCGTCCTTGTCCCAAGAGACAGAGAAGCCGCTCTCATTGACGCTATCAGGGCGCAATAGCAGCGACGGGATGATCTCTATCATCCCTGTCTCTACCTTGCCTATGGATTCACTAGACATCTCATCGTCCGGGGATAGCCCCGATTTGATACTGAAATCCAGCATATCCGCCTCGGATAGATCTCCATAAGCCGAGAATTTCTGCCCTATGTAGTCTCTTATCGTCATGCCTCCACCATCAATGAGTAAATGCCATTAATCTCGGTAAGGACCGGCAAGGATAGCGATTGAGCCTTGGTAAACTCTACGCCATTGGAATTGTCCGTCTCGCCCTTGCCCCATTGAGAGATACGAATCCGGCCATAATTAGAGTAAGTAACGCCCGGTTCCTGTCTCAACTCATTATCGGCGTAAGCGTTCTTGATGACACCTAATTTACCTGCCGGGACAAAGACGATATTCTTGTCGTTCCAAGGCTTGTACTCGGATAGCTTGCCGTTGTCTTGGATACGGGTGATACGTCTCACTGTCTCTATGACAGGAAGGTCATTAGAGCGTAGGAACTCATTCAAACCGGACATCAAAAGAGGAGTGCCGGATTTGTCGGTGCCAAAAATGACCTGTTTCATCTTCCTGCTCTTAAGCAAATAAGACAATCTGGCCGGAGACATCAATATCTTATCAAACGTCACCTTGTCTTGGGCCGCATCCACGACACCTTGGATATCCTCGAAAGGATCGACGTTGTCCTTATTGGCATCCGTCCAGTCAAGGGTAACGCTAGCGATATTCTCGGGCGGCATCTTGTAATCAATAATACCACGTACCCCTCCTTCAGGGTTATTATTGGCATTAAATGTAAATACCCCCTTGTTAGACAAGGCACCCAAGAAAATAATATCCAGCTTAGATTGTACGGATTTGACAACGGTAGACACGTTATTCCACATCAGATTAATGAGCTGCTGTGTCTTCTGGTCATCCGTCAACATCCTAGAGTCTAGGATCTGCAAGACCTTACGATACTCCTCGATCGGCATTGAGTAACTCATCTGGTGGGTAAGGACCTTTTGCTTCAAGGTCTCAAGCCCCTCCGTACCCAAGATCGGTTCCTTTCCCTTGGAATCAAGGGTAGCCGCCGCAACGCTCAAGTTATATTGCCCGATCAGCTCCTCAAAATTAAGGCCGATAGTCGGGACATCCCAATCAAGATAACGCTCGTAGATATTCTGGTCAAACAAGCGCTTGCGAAGCTCCGTGGCAGCGTCAATACGAATCTGAACCTCTTTTGTCAGTTCGCCAAAAATAGAACTATAAACATCCATCGTTCACCTCCTTACTGTCTAATATACTTAATAGTGGGATTATTCTTCATGCTGAATCCCGTCAACCATGAGGAAGGGACTGGATAAGCCACATCCTTAAGGATAAGGACCTCATATCCCGCCGATACCGTCTGGAAAGACATATTCTTCGTATAGACAAACGTTGTCTCAACCACAGCGTCAGGCTCATCCGTTCCCACGGCAAGAATCGCCCCTTCTGTAGCAGACTCTACAGCGGCAGCCAATGTAACCACGTCATAATCAGAGTTGCTTGAATCTACGGAACTCACGCTCTGCCCACCAATAGAATCTCCCTTGGCGACAAAGCTATCTTTCCCTATACGTGGCTTAGTGGTCGTTCCTCCGGTTAATACCTTAACAGCCTTACAGATCTTGCACTCCATGCGATCAAAGTCCAGCTTGATAGGAGTGCCTTTTCGCACGATTGTCCCTTCCGCCAACTCAGTGGTTAATTTGAAATCTCCGGGAAGGACTGCGCATTCCCCGCGCCAAAAGACGGGGAACGATCCTTTAATCTTTGTTTTGTCAAATTCGATACCCATAATCTTTTACTTTAATTAGCGTCCGGCAATGATTTGGCCCAATCCTTAGCGAGCTCCTTGCTCTTTTCCTTGGACGTAGAGACAGAGAACGCCGAACCTTTTTCCTCTAATCCCTTTGCGACCTCATTTTGTCTCACCTTGGACAGATAAGTATCAATCGCGTTATCGTCCATATCGTCCGTTATAGCGAAGCCCTCCTCTATCCGTTCCTTTGAGATCTTAAGGCTCTTGGCCTTGTCAAGGATCAGATTGTGTCTTTCAGCACGTGCTTTCTCCTCCTTAGCTTTATCATTCTCGGAGGTCAAGAGCCGGATTTTCTCGTCCTGCTCCTCACGATACTTCTTGAACCAATCCGGCTCCTCGTTTTTATCTGGTTGCTGTTGCTGGCCGCCCCCCTTGCCTCTCAACTCCTCTAATTCCTTCTTGTAATTTGCGCATTCGGTTCGCACCTTATCCAAGGAACTCTGGTAAGATTTCAACATTGATTCTTGCCCTGCTACCGCAGTTTCAAGATTATCGTCCGTAATCAGGCCAGTGGACCCCAATGATTCTGCCACGGACCTCAAAACATCCTCCGTTAACCCAAGATTTGAGTACTTCTGTTTTAACTGCTGGAAAATCTTCTCTTTCATGCTATCACTTTTATTTTTCGCATAAAAGTATTGATACATAAGCTTGTAATAAAATAAAAACAGGCTATATACATGACAATAGACCGATTGTCACAAAAACAATAATATTAAACCATTCGTGCCTATTGCTTGATAGGCTGCGCATGCGCCGGTACATCCTTTAAATCGAACGGTCCGGGTGTCATAGCTTGTATGCAGAGATACAATACGCCATCCTGCGTGTAGTACTTGTTGAATTCAAGCGCCATATTTTGTGTATATGGAATAGGATCTTCCATAGTGCCGGCGTGTCCTTCCGCGTCTACTCTTTTCCACAGGCTTAGGGTCGCCGTACCCGGCTTCCAGTTATCTTGCGTGATATGGTCTTTGATACATTCCCACAGGATGTCCTCGACCCGGTATCGCTCACCGGCTTTGACATTTATCCCGGCTTCCCATTCCGGGTATCGATCCTTGACCTGTAAGGCTTCCGACGGGGTAAGGTTATACGTGTTTATCTCCTCGGTAGCCTCCTTGTCCAGTTCGTCCAATGCCAACAACCTGCTGAGTTGCCTATTGATTACGGGCTGCTCTTCTTCCGGATAAGTCCATTCGTCGCTATTCAATAGCTCTATGAAAGACGGGTCGTCGAAATTATAGCGAGGGAAGTCCTCCTCGGCAAAGGGAGATAGATACTCCTCATGCAAGACTACCTTGCTTTGATCCACACTCGTTCTCATTTCGGGCAATATCTCGATTCCGTGAGATTTAGCCCATAATAAATCCACTATAGCGTACCTCATATCATTTTGCTTTTAATGTTTGTAAATAATCATATGCTTTGATACAGTCGTCTTTGGATAGGATATGGTTGTAAATGGCTAAATTCTTTAAGGCGATTTTAGTAAAGTGGTTTCCATTACTACCAATCATTAAGTACTTATTACTACTTGCGATAGGTTGTTCTTCACTAACTAGCATTTCAGACCAATCATCATAATATACACGTCCATCTGAGCAAATAGCCTTTAAAGATTTAGTATTTAAAACTTGTCCTTTACTTGTGTTATTTATGTATATTATCAATCCATTATCTTTGTTAAACACAAATAAAGAAGAAGGTTTTACGATACCTGCAGACTCCATCTCGTCAGACACCAGCTTCCACTCACCAACAATCGTAAATTCCTTATCCATTACAAAATCCGACGAAACAACCTTATCATCCACCCCATCAGTAATCAGATAGCCTTCGTATTCGGGGATTTGCTCGATGGTGATGTCACAGGATTCTTGTATTTTATTTAATATAAACCCATACCAATCCCCATTTGCTTTAAATAAAAAAGACGGTAATGTATAAATTCCATCTTCTGATATTTTGTACATCTGTACTCCTTCAGGAGTTGCTTGTCTATATGATAGAGTTTGACCATCTTTCAGTCCATAAACTTTTATCTTATAAGAAGAAACTGTAAAAGATGGTTGTTCACTACGGGATTGATAATATAACTGTGTAACCGCAATCTTAACTGAAGTCACATTTACAGAATAACTCATCCAAGTTATATCTGCCCTATCAGTAGATTTAATCCATCTATCATCATTATAATTCTCACCATACAATCCATACCCACTCCCTTCTGCAAACCCAAAATTGGTCAGCATAAGATTCTTACCATTGCCTGTAATATTGGTAATAGTAGCACGATCACTATCCTCATTGGTCTTGCCGGTCACTGTCCATGCATGGTCGGGGAAGAGCCAAGGGCGCTGGGAATCATCGCCGGAACCGCCACGCCCTCCAAGCCCCAACATTATCCCTCGCAAGTCTATGCCCGAGAGATCGATCTTGGATAAGTTGATGTCGTTTAGAGCTATCATTGCAGTATCGATATTTTAGAGATTTCTATTGTCGACACGATCCTTACTATCTGTCCAGATTTACCTACTACCCCATTCTCATACAGCTTGACATTTCGAGCTAGATAAGCTGCAACTACCCAATTATCACCAGTAATACTTCTCTCTAAGACAATATTACCATTATCTTTAAGTTCTACATGTAGAACTATATCGCTTGATTCGAGCGATATAGAATCCGATATATACTTATCTCCTTCCTTTCGGAACATTACATCCTTTACCATAATATTTAAAATTCAATTTTGTGAATAAATATGCCTTTATATACCATTTAACAGTATTTTTTATTTAAATAATTCCGTAAGACCTTTAATTTCGATCGGAATCATCCGGGCTTTTGGAATTTTCAATCTTCTCTTTTCTATTATCTTGCGTCTTTTCCCGCTTCTCCTCTAATATCCGTCGAATCTCCTCCTCCGGCTTATCAGTCAAGGACAGCATATCTACCGCCGTTTGAAGGGACACCAATCCTGAATCATAGAGTTTCGCTATCATATCTATTCTCTTATCCTTATCCTCGGCGAAAGGCTCGGAGAACTCATGTTGCAGGTCGAGCCTGCTTAACTCCTCTCTCATGCCGATATGAGTGACGTTCATCATGATAGCCAATATAAGATTCTTCTCACGGTCTATCAATATATCATATACCTCTTTCAAGTTATCCCTTTTCATGTATCCAAGAGCCAAGGCCCTTTTCAATGCCTCCCCGGATAATGTCCCAAGCCCCTTCATGTTCTCGTAACTGAAATCCGGGGTGAACGTATCGAATAGTATACTTGATGACAGGTCTTTTTTCTCCGCCTCTTTCATCGTGGAATAATCGGGAGGAACTAGATACTCGGCAGCGCTTTTGTCCTTATCGGACATGGTGATAACCTCGCCTACCATATTAGATCCTCCCCCTACTATGCTCTGAATGACATCAGCGGTTAATTTCAATTTTGGATCGGAGAAATAATTATTGGAATCCGCCGCCTTGCTATCAACCGCCTCCTCTCTGTCTATACGCTTTTGAACCCCATACCATGCCTTGTTTTGACGATAGTAGATAACATTTATTTTACCCGATGGATTAGGCAATGGCGTAACATCCCATCCGATATCCGCTCTCTTGCATCTATAGATGTATTCCGGGGTCTCTATATCAAAATGCTCTACGGACTTATCGCCCTCAAGCAGCGTATATCCATAACCAAAAGCTATCATGTTATCCCATTGATCAAATAAAGGCCGCAATGTATATCCTTTTGACTTGGATATAACCTTAACCTTTACTTGGGGCATACCATTTTCCCTGTATATATGATAAACCTTAGCGCTCTCCGTCTCCGCCCCAGCCAAACGCTTGGCCTCCCGGATTGTCGTGTTGAATCGAGTATAACGGAGAAAATCACCGAATGCCCTGAAAGCCTTATCCGTATCATCCGATACAGCTTTCCACAAGATAGGCTGCCCGAGGAGAAAAAACAACTCGACCTCATTTATATACGCTTGCCTTCCTCTTGGCAATTTCTCCGTAATATACGGTTCTTGATTTCTCCTGTGCTTATTAGGACGTTTATTAACCTCATGGGATTCCGGGTTATACTCCAAGATCGCTTGGGAAACATCCCTGTCCCGGCATTGCATCATTGACATGGCCCGGCTTATATCCCTATCCTTGATAAGGCTGACAAAGTCCCTCTCCACTCCCAACGAGTTCAATATCTTGTTTTGGAAAACCTGAAATATAGCGTCTATGTAATTCATGTTAAAATCCTAACTCCTCCTTCGAGTACAGTCTTGTTGTTAATACTTTTCCTAGAAGCTTGCCTATCGTCCAATAACGTGCCCCATCGATAAGATGGTTATACCCGTCAATAGGCTCATTGATAAATTTACCGTCCTTGTTTTGGGCGTATACATAGTTCCTAAGCTCTTTTATCAAGTTTAAAGATCTCTTGGTGACACAAATCTTATACTCCATCATCTTGATAATACCTCCCATAACAGATCCCTTGTACTTGTCCGCAGGGTATATGATTATCCCCGCATTTGATATTTCTTGTATAAGCCTTGGATCGGCGCTGTCAGCGTAAACCACCAAGCCTAGGTCTTTCAATACCTTAATAATCTCCTTGGTTAACATATGGGTGCGGTAACATTTCTCATCAAGATATAACCTATCATCAACCAATCCGCATCTAACTATAGCGGTAGGGTCATAGCTATATCCAAAGTCAAGCCCTAACGCCACATGCTTGGCATAGGAAGGGAACTCGTCCACGATCTCGAAATCAGGGAACACCAACCCTTCGGCCATCGCCCGCTGCCCTAACCCATAAACCGCCCAAAGCACCTTATTCTTATTCTTCAATGACTCTATCTCATCGATGATTGTTTGCTCTAAAAAAGGATTGTCCTTATAAGTGGATATAAAATGATACGTCCTAGGGTCATTGTTTAGATCGCAAATCCAGTGCTCGTCACTGAACGACGGGTTATAATCAATGACAGAGAAAAGAGTGGTACGCATCACCAGTTGCTGCCACTCAAGATAAGATATCTCATTTCCCTCGTTACAATAAAGTATATCACGTTTCCTTCCTCTTATCTTCTGTTCATCATCCGTGGAAAAGAACTCCACGAATGATCCATTTGGGAACGAGTAAACCATCTCCGACTTGTTCATGCACCTATTATCCCATATACGGAACTTATCGATCATGATTTCCTTGAAATCCCGGAAGACAGATCCCTTCAGCGCCGGCAATGTCTTCCTCACGATAGATAGAGACAGCTTAGGGTTATGAAGGATATACGCTATAAGGAATATCAATATGTTATAAGTCTTACTGCTCCTTGAAGATCCTTGGGCAGATATGATCTTATAACCGCTATCCAAAGCACCTTGTACCTCCGTATATATCCTAGTCGTCTGTATCACCATTGATAACGTCCTCCCTCTTGTCAATAACCTGAATAGTTATGGATTTATCCTCGCCATCTATATTGACCTCCGATTTGACAGGCGCATCCCATCCCATCATCTTCGAAAGGCGATCCAAAGCGTCTATCTTGGAATACATCTTTACCTCAAAGCCCTTATCCGTACTTTTGACCGATTGGATAGATAATTGGAAAGACAAAGGCAGTTTAGACAAATCTTTTATCAAGAAGATCACATAGTTCTTCCCCCTCTTGATTTGCAACATATCCACGACATTGGCCCGTGCTATATTCTTAAGGATATCAATAGCCTCGTCTTTGGTTATATCCGATCTTCTTTGTAAATCAGCTTGCATCTCTTTTACCCTTACCGCTATCTTACCGTTGGCAAGAAGCTCGCAAGCCCTTATATTAATAGTCTCAGGTCTCATATTCTCGCAAGAATAAGCACGCCTGTACGCCTCGGAAGCATTGCCTGATTCCAAGTAATAATTACAGAACTTCTCTTGCTTGATTGTCAATTTCATATCTTTGCCTTGAATAAAGATCAAGACCAAAGTTATGTCATCGATATTTATGGTCATAAATAAAGAAAGGGCGATTCGTGACAACAGGTAGAATGTCACGAATTACCCTTAAAAACCGCAAAAT